GTCCAAGCTGGACGCCTGCCTGGAGATGCTGGCGGAGCGCGAGCACCAGAAGGTGGTCGTGTCGTGCCGCTTCAGCCACGACATCAAGCGGCTGGAGCTTGCCTTGCAGGCGCGCGGCACCCAGGTGATGAAGATCACTGGCGACGTGTCCGAGAAGCAGCGGCCTGAAATCGAGGATTGGTTCCAGAACGGGCACGGCCCACGTGTGCTGCTGCTGCAGCAGCGTGCGGGCGGCGTGGCCATCACGCTCTCCGAGGCCGACGCGCTGATCTTCTACACCCTGGAGAACAGCGTCGTCGCCTGGCGGCAGACGTGGGGCCGCGTGTGGCGCATCGGCCAGAAGGGACACGTCCAGATCATCTACCTGCTGGGCGACAACACCCAGGACGAGGTGCAGTTGGTGGGCCTGAAGGAGGGCGCCAACCAGGTCCAGCTTGCGCGCATGATGCTCAACCAGTTACGGAGGCAGATAAATGGCAATTGAGTTGACAACCGACGAGCGCACGAGCCTGGCTGAGGCACTGCTCGCGGGCGCCCTGGCGCAGTTGCACTGGACGCCCACGTGGGGCATCGCGGGGCTGGGCGCGGCCGAAGCGGTGGTGAAAGTTGGGGATCAGGACGTACGTCTCACGATCTCCGTCAACAGCGCGCCGCAAGCCCTGAGCATCCTGCAGACCGCGATTGCCCACAGGAATTGCACAGGCGGATCCAATCCTGTCTGATCTTTGACAGGATGGGTCCTGTCCGTGTATCGTTCATCACATGCCGAGAGGATGGGACCCGATCATCGCCAGGGCACGGGACCTGGTCAACGCATTCACCACGCGCTTCGGGCGCGCGCCGACACTCCGCCGACTGCACTACGAGTTGGTCTCGGACCAGTTCGCCCGCGTGTACGGCTACGTCAACACCCAGGCGGACTACAAACGCCTGTCGGAGTTGACGGCCGTCGGTCGGCGCGCGGGGGTGTTCCCCGACCTGGATGAGACCGTGCGCTGGTGGTCACGTGAGCAGGGCTTCGCGAACGCCGACGCGCTGCGCGAGCACATCCGTGAGATCTGCAAGGTGGACCGCATGCGCGGGCAGGCCGTGACCATCGCCGTGGTCGTCGAGAAGGCAGGCTCGCGCGGCTTCCTGCACGACTGGTTCGACGCCTACAGCGTGTACATCACCGCGCTGGCAGGCTTCACCTCGCAGACCATCGTGGACAACCTGAAGCGCTTCCAGCGCGCCCACCGCAAGCCGATGATCGTGCTGTACGCTGGCGACCACGACGCCAGTGGCGAGGACATCGACCGCGATTTTCAGGACCGCTGCGGGGTCGAGGGCATCGAGGTCCGCCGCGTGGCGCTGCTGCCAGGACACGTCCAGCAGTACAACCTGCCCGTCTCGCCGTTCGACAAGGTGGACTCGCGCGCCCAGGCGTTCATCAACCGCCATGGCGGGCTGTGGCAGGTCGAGCTTGACGCGCTGGACCCGGACGACCTGCGCACGCTGTTCGAAGCCGAGTTCAACAAGCTGTGGGACTTCGACGCGTACCAGGCGCAGTTGGACCGCGAGCCCGAACTGCTGAAGGAGGTACTCGGTGACGATGCCTGACCCCCAGACCATCTACCTGGAGATTCCGCTCGACGAGTTCGAGCGGCTCCACGCGCGTATCCGCGAGCTTGAGGACGAGTTGCTCAAGGCGTACAGCGAGCGCGACGCGGCGGTCACCGAACTGCGCGGCTACCTGTGGGGCATGTCGAATATGGAGGCCGAGCAGCGCGCCTTCGTGGAAGGCGACGAGGTGTGAGAGATCCCAATTGCAGGCTGTGCCCTCTCGGGGGCACGGTCATCCACACCAACGTGCCAGGGGAGTGGTGGGGCGATCCCGACTGGGCGGGCCCAGTGATCATGGCCATCGGCATCAACCCTGGCCGCCAGGAGGACCTGGAGGGACACCCGTTCATCGGCCCATCGGGCCAGAAGCTGAAGTACGCACTGCAGCAGGCGGGCATCCGACGCGCGTTCCTGACCAACGCCTTCGGCTGCGCGGGCGACCCCGACATGGAGTACGCCCGCGCGTGCGCCCAGTACCTGGACGAGGAGATCGAGCGCGTCGCCCCACAGTGGATCTTCGCCTTCGGCAACGTGCCGCTGCAGCGCCTGACGGGTCATGGTCGCGTGACGGTGCTGCAGGGCAAGGAGCAGTGGTCCGCGAAGTACCAGTGCTGGGTGCTGCCCGTCGCGCATCCCGCCGCGATCCTGCGCAACCAGGGCCAGGAGCCCTCCTGGCAGGCGGACATCATGCGCTACGGACGCCTGATCAGGGGCGAGCTACAGCCGCCGCCGTCCACACCGCCTGTCAGGGTCGATCTGGTGAGCTACGACTCGACGCTGTACGGCATCACGCGGCTGCTGGAGACGGAGCCGATGGTCGCGTACGACTTCGAGGCCAACACCCAGCCGTGGTGGCACGTGAACTTCCGCCCGTGGTCCATCGCGTTCTCGTTCACGGGCCAGGAGGCTGTGGTGGTGCCGATCATGCACCCCGAGACGGACAGGTCCTGGCGGCGCCACGTGGGCAAGTGGCTGGGCATGCTGCGCCCGTACATGTCCAACGGCCACCCGTCCGCCCGCCTGGTGCACAACGGCGTGTACGACGACCTGGTGTGGTACCGCCTGACGGGCTACCTGCCGAAGCCCACGTGGGACACCATGATCGGCCTGCAGTTGCTGGACGAGAACGCGTCCAAGTCGCTCAAGTGGGCGGGCCGCGCGCACCTGGGCTGGCCCGACTGGGACATCGACGCGCGCAAGTATCACCGCCTGGACGACCTGTACCCGTACAACGGCTACGACGCCGCCGCGTGCTACCTGCTCTGGGAACGCGAAGAGGTCCTCCTCGCGGAGGACCCCTGGCTCGCAGCGTACGCCCGCGTCGTGGAGATGCCGAAGCTCCGCGCCCTGGAGCGCATGCTGGCTCGGGGCATCCACCTCGACCGCCGGACCGCAGCGGTGCTGTTACGGCAGGCGTGGCAGGAGCGAGACGCCGCCGACCGCGCGGTCCCCATCGCTAACCCTGCCAGCCATCCGCAAGTAGCACACTGGTTGTACCAGACTCTAGGCTTACCCGTACTGCAGAACGGTAAAAAACACCCTTCGACAGCCGAACAGGTTGTAAACAGACTCGCGCAACTCTACCCCGAGGCGCGTCTGATCCTGGACTGCAGGCGTCCCCGCAAGAAAATCTCGACCTACTTTCGACCGCTGGATCGCGCCACCAAGTACAGCTTCGACCACCGCTTCCACCCCGAGTTCCGCACCACCAGCGTGGAGACGGGACGCCTGGCGTCGTTCCTCCACACCACCCCCAGGGACACCAGCGTGCGGCCGATCTTCAGCGCACCCGAAGGTCGCGTGCTGCTGAGCGCGGACTACCGCCAGATCGAGGCGCGCCTGTGCGCCTGGATGGCCGTCGGCCTGCCGCAGTCCTGGGACAGCGTGCCGCGCAGCAGCATGCTGTGGGCGTTCCACGAGCACCTGGACATCTACCGCCTGTTTGCCGCGCTGGCGCTGAAGAAGCGGCCCGAACTGATCACCAAGGACGACCGCCAGATCATGGGCAAGGTGCCCGTGCTGGCACAGCTTTACCAGATCTCCTGGCAGGGGCTGAAGGACTACGCCTGGAAATCGGCCCAGATCGACTGGTCGGACAACGAAGCGCGCCGCCTGCACACGCTGTTCCAGCGTGTGTTTCCAGAGTTCCCCGTGTGGCACCGCTTCGAGGCCATCAAGCTGCGTAACTCCGGTCTGGCACGTTCCCCGATTGGCAGGCTGCGTCGTCTACCGGGCGCCATGGCAGGCAATCAGGACGAAATCCGTTCCGGTATCAACATGCCGCCCCAGTCGCTGGCGTCAGACATCACCCAGACGGCGATGGTGCTGCTCGACGACCTGGGTGCGCGCATCGTCGGCAACGTCCACGACGCGCTGCTGATCGAGGCGCCCGAGGACCAGGTAGACTCCCAGGCGCAGGTGATTGCGCGCGTGATGACTACCGATGCGCTCGCGCGCCTGGCAGGGCTGGGGCTGCGCCTACCCGAAGGATTGATCGAAGTTGAGATCACCGCAGGGCCGTGGGGGCTGGGCAAAGAGATCCAGATCGCGGCGTGAAGGGCGGCTGGCACACCCACACCGACCTGCGCTGCAGCAGGTGCGGCAAGGTCGCGTTCCGTCGCGCGCTGTGCATCTCGCACAAAAAGCCCAAGCGCTGTCCGCTACCGAAGATGGTTCTGTGCGCGGCCTGTAGTCAAGCCACCGCAACCACTTAGGCCCGATTTTCGCGAAAAAATTTTTCTGAGGCTTGACGGCCATTTGTGGGGTTTGCTACAGTTCGGCTTGTAATTTTTGTAGACGTAAACGAGGTGAATAGTGCCCGACATCTCCCTGTCGAGCAGCGCCTTCCGCGACGCGGCTAACTGCCTGAAGCGGTATGAGTATCGCTGGCTCGACAATCTAGTACCGATCCCGCGCGACCAGAAACCCGCTCTCCGGCGCGGCATCTGGCTGCATCGCACGCTCGAACTGATCGACCGTGGCGAAGCGTGGGACAAGGAACTGGACCGCATGTACGCCTGGGCGGCGCAGCAGCCAGGCATGGACATCGCCAAGCTGGACGCGCTGGCGGCCGAAGTGTCCGACATCACCCGCCAGTACCTCGCGTTCTGGAACGAGCGCTGGCAGGAGAACCAGTGGTTCCTCGAAGACACCGAGGTGCCCGTCGAACTGGAGCCCGCGCCTGGCGTCAGGCTGACCGCGACCATCGACGTCCTCAAACGCGACCAGCAGGGCCGACTGTGGATCTGGGAGCGCAAAACGCTGGCGGAGATCCCCGATTCCGACTGGCGCTGCGTGGATCCGCAGACGATGCTGCAAATGGTGCTGCTGCGCTCGCGGCAGCCCGTGCAGGGCGTCGTGTTCGACTACGTGTGCACAAAAACGCCGCCCACGCTGCGCGTCAAGAACGACGGGCGGCTGTGGAAAGGCGACGACGAGAAGCAGACCACCGCGCTGCGCCTGGCGGAGGCGCTGGTCACGATCAAGGCGAACTGGAAGCCTGGTGTGGACTGGGAGTCGCCCGAGCACTACGTGCGCTGGCTGTACGGGCGTGTGGTGGCCGATCCGCTGTGGTTCCAGCGCTACCCCACACTCAGGGACAACGACCACCTGGTCGAGAACATGCGCGACGTGGCGGACGTGTCCCGCAACATCCTGGCGGCGCACCGTCGGGGCCACTTTCCGCGCGCCTGGGATCCGCTCACCTGCCCGCTCTTTTGTCCGTACATGCGGCTGTGCGCCAACGAGTACCAGACGGGCCACCGCAACGAGATGATGCGCCGCGAATACTTCACCGAGGCGACCCAGGACATGTGGGATCAGGGCAGATCCGCGTGAGATGGGTCATCGAACTGGTGGTCGAGAGCACCGATCCCGACCACATGACCGAACTGATGGCGCTCACCGCCCAGTACCTGCGCGCGGCAATGGACCACACCCGCCGACACGACGCCAGGCTAGTCGAGGTGTGGCTACGAAAGGAGGTTCCATTTGCCGCTGACGATTCTGCATCCGAAAGACGTCCTGGCGCTTGATCACGTCAGAATAGGCATCTACGGGCGCAACGGGGTGGGCAAATCCACGCTCGCCAGCACGATTGACTGCAACACGCTGGTGATCAGCGTGGACGACGAGGCCGTGCGCCCGTACATGCACAAGCCCAACATTCGGGTGGCCAAGATCCGCAAGTGGACGGACGTCATGGACGTGTACGACGCGGTGGCCAACCCCAAGTCGGGCATTCGGGCCATCGTGTGGGATACCTGGTCGCGCATCCAGGACCTGGCGCTGGGCCACGTGTGCGGCTACGAGCCGAGCGATCCTGCCAAGCTGCGCGCGTACATCGAGCGCATTCCCAAGACCCCCAGCGGCTGGCAGGGCTGGGGCCAGATCGGCAGCCTGTGCTCCGAATGGCAGCGCAACTTCAACCTGCTGCCTGTCCACGCGCTGTACCTGATGCAGGAAAACGACCGCGAGACGCGCTATGGCGAGGAGGGCGAGGTCCAGACAGGTCCCCGGCTCACGCCGTACGCCCTGATGGGGATTCGCGACAGCGTGGAGATCCTGGGGCGGCTGTACGTGGAGATCGAGAAAGGAGAGCCGACCGACGACGACGCACCGCCCAGCATCGACCTGGAAGAGGACAAGTCCACCCACATCCCCGAGAACGCCCGCGAAGTGCGCAAGCTGTTCATCGGCCAGCACGGACGCTACCTGGCCAAGGGCCCGACAGACGTGCTGGGCCGCGTGGTGCGAGATCCCACATGGCGGAAGCTGACCGAGCCCCTGATTCACCGGAATGGCCTGGTCAAACAAACGTAGACTTGACTATGGTGTATCATTCTGGTACAGTTGAGCTTACCGTTCAAATCCATTGGAACGCGCCGTCACTGGACATGGCGATGCGGGCCATCAAGTGGGTGGCGCCCGACGCCACGCCGATTCTGCGCGATTCTGCGCCAACCTGAGAGGAGCACTCAATTGCCGTTCGTCCCCTACGAGTTGGATGACTCGTTCACCCGCACCGAGCCTGGTCGGCCACACGTACCGCAGGGCTACTACCTGGCCGAGGTCGCCAGCGTCAGCCCGACCGCCAAGGACTACGACAAGACGCCTGGCTTCAACGTGTCGTTCAAGATCCTGGAGGCGCCCACCAGCGCGCCAGGTGCGGGCGTCGGTCGCGAAATCGGCCGCTACGCCTCCATGGGCGGCAAGGCGGGCTCGCAGTTCGGCATGGCGGGCATGATGGGCGCCGCTGGCATCGGCGACGTCGCCCGTGCGCTCTACGCCGACGAGCGCTTCAAGAAGGTCAGCACCTGGGAGAAGCACGCCCAGATCGCGAAGTTCATCGACAGCAAGATGCGCGGCAAGCGGGTCGTGCTGACCATCGGCGACGAGATGAGCCCCCAGGGGCGCAGCTTCTCGTCGATCATCGAGGTGCAGTCGGCTGCCAACTGGGACCAGCAGAAGGGCACGCCGCTGGTCGGCGGCATCGGCCCGCAGCCCGCTCCCAGCAACGGCGGCGCGCCTGCTGCCGCCACACTGGCCGATCAGGTGTCGGCGATGTTCGAGCAGCCTGACGTCGCCTGAGATGCCCGAGCGCGACCTGCGGCAGCGGATTCGCGGAGCCCTGCGCACCGCGTTCCCTGGCGCGCTCGTGCTGGGCTGGCCAGCCAACCTTTGGACGGGCGGCGGCTGGCCTGATCTGTTGTTCCTGCAGTGGCCGCTGCTGGTTGGTTTAGAGGTGAAGCAGGGGCGTCGGTCCACCCCGACACCCCTGCAGCGCGAACGACACCGACTGTTGCGCGAACATCACGTCCCCGTCTACGTCGTCCACACGCCTGGTGAGGCACTGTGGATTCTGGCACATTTGATCGAGAGGTTACCGATGGCATTTGATCCCAGTTTGTTGGCTGAGTTGGAGGCGGCGCTGAGCGACGCGCCCGTTACGGATCCAGGTCCCGCAGCCGAGCCCGAGCCCACCAACGGCACCGTGTTCGAGCCCGAGCCCACGCCCCTGGACGACATCGACCTGGACACGTCCATTCAGGCGCAGGCAACCGCCGACCAGAACGCGTTCGACCTGGCCAACGGCACGGCCACGCTCGACCAGGAGGCCGAGGCGCAGGAGGCCAGCTACCTGGACAAGGGTCCGTTTGCAGGGCTGTCGGGCGACGAGGCGCGCGCGCTGATGGTCACCGACGCGCTGGCCGAGTTGAAACCGACCATCGAGGCGCTCACCCAGGCGGTACTCGCGCTGCTGGCCGAGTTGCAGAGCGACCCCACCGAGGCCAAGCCGCGCAGAACGCGGCGGGCGACGCAGTAGGACTTCCGCTGGGACACTTCCAGCGGGAGAGCGGGCAGGCCCAGCCATTGGGGGGCCGTGTGGGGAAGGTGGTCGTGCTCCGACCCCACACCCGTCTAGCTCTCGCGCTCCTGGCGCACGTACGCCTCTCGTCCAGCAGGAGGCAGGCGGTGCTGCTCCGCGTACCAGTCCTCGAAGCTGGGCAGGTTGCGGTCCTTGGCCACAATATCGCGCCAGTAGTCGCGCTCGTCCAGCAGTTCGTTGATGCGCCGGTTCTTGGTGACGATCAACTGACGGAACAGAAAGCTGCACGCGCCGGCCAGTGCGCCGATGACCGTGGTCAGCAGGACCAGCGCGTCGAGATTCACGGCCCAACAGTCGGGGTCTTCTTGGCCTGGCCAGGTGGAACGTCGGGCTTGTTGCCGTTATTTTTCTTGGGCGTCGGGGTGGGCTGCGGCGGCTGTGTCGGCTGCGCGGTAGGGGCAGGCGCGCGCGTGGGTGCAGGGGGTGCCGTGGGGACCTGTGTGGGCTGCGGTGGCGCGGGTCGTGCAGTGGCTGTCGGCATGGCTGTCGGCGTGGCTGTCGGCACGGATGTTGACACGGCTGTCGGCACAGGTGGCAGCGGCGTCGGCGGTTGTGCGGTGGCGGTCGGAGTGGGGGGTGGAGGCGCCCCCCCTCCGCCGCCACCCGATGACGTACGCGTGGCCGTCGGTGGAGCGGTCGGCACGTCGGTCGATGTGGCGGTCGGCGTGGGCGGTTCAGGCGCACTCTGCACGGGCGCACGCGCAGGCTGCGGCGTCTCGGTGGCCGTTGCAGTGGCTTCCACAGCGGGTGCAGGGGGCGCCTGGGGCTGCTCGGCTGGAGCGGACAGCACGTCCTCTGGGGCGGACATGTCCTCTGTGGGCACGGCTGTCGGCGCAGGCGTGGGTGCAGGCGGGGGCACACGTGTTGGCGTACTCGTCGGCACCAGCACAGGCGGCACGGGACTGTTCGTTGGAGAAGGGGCCAGTGTGACCAGCGGGGTGGGTGGTGAGAGCGTCGGCGGCACGCCTGGTACGCTCGTCGGTACGCGCGGCGGCGCAACGAAGGTGGGGGTCGCTTGAACTGGCGTTGCTATCTGGGGAGTCGCTACCTCTGGCTGAGCTACTGGCTGTGGCCCCTGGTCGGGCACCTCGTTCGGTTCGGGCGTGACGGAGAGGTCTACTGCGAGCGTCGCGGTTGCAGTTGGACTGACCTGTACTGAGGACGTCTCAACAGGCGTCACGGCGCCGAACGCGAGGGCGAGTGCACCTATCGCTGCCCCCACCAATCCGCCTGCCCCGGTGTGAACGACGGCCTGAAGCTGCAAGTTGCCCCGCATGCATCACGCTACGGCGACCCCGTCCGCGCGTGTGGGATCACGCGGCGACTCCGTCGCTTGCATCACGTCGTCGTAGAACTGGATGAAGCGCCGGTCCACCACCGCCCACGGCATCCGCTCGACCTTCTGCTTCAGGTACTCCCAATCGGCGTCTTCAAGCTGAATGACGTCGCCGATGCGCGCGTCGAGCGCGTCCAGCACGCGAATGCCCTTGCGCATCTCGTCGATGGTGGCGCCGGTCTGACGGTCGAACGGAATGCGCACGGCCTGTTCGATAACATCGCGGTAGTCCACCCGGTTGACCTCATAGTTGGGGTCACCCAGCGGGAAGCGCGGGTCGGGCAGGGAGAGCAGTGCAATACGTCTCATGGGACTCCTAGATACCGTACGCGACGCAGCGTTTGTCAAGATCGCGTAACGCGCCCCACAGCAGGGCCGCCATGTTGGCGTAGTTGACGCCGACCGCCGCGCCCTGGTCGTTGATCGCCGCGAACTCGGGCGAGTGCGCGTACACCTGCGTGGCGTCGAAGCCGATGTCAGTGGGGGTTGGGGTGATGGGTGGCGGTGGATCTGGCGCGGGCGTGGGCGGCGCTAGCTGGTAGCTGTACACCTGCACGCCTGGCTCGCGAATGCGCAGCATGCAGTCGCCGTCGGCCATCACGGTCATGTTCGCCTTGGCGCCGGGGTCCGATGTCTGCACCACGTTCTGGCAGGTGACTGTGTGGCCGACGCCGAGATCGAAGTTGACGTACGCGTGCGTGCCCATGACCACCGTCGAGGGGTGCCCTACCGACTCACCTGGCCCAATGAACTCGTTGGCGGGCGTGAAAACGAGTTGGTACGGGTTCGTGATATGGATTTCATTGTTCGCTTGCAACACGCCGCTTGTCAGGATCTGCACGAACGCCGTGCCAGCGCCGTTGTTCTGCCGGAAAGCAAAGGTGGCAGTGGAGGGCACTGAGAAGTACATCTCACCGCTGCTGACGCCGATGCCGTAGTAGCTGCCGCCCGCGTCGTACAGGTTGAGCTTCGGGCCCAGGGTCTGCGGCAGTGCAATCGGCGCGCCCATGCTGTTGGCCGCGCTCGCGACAGTGAACGCGTTAGACGCGTTGACGGTCCCACCCACGTTCAGCCCCGAGGTGGGCATCTGGTACACGCTGCCATCGAAGCCGAGGTAGTGGGTGGCGTTGCCGATGTACAGGTAGCCCGTGTTGTTGCCACGGTTCGCAGTCAGATCCCCCACCGCGCCGCTGATCGGCGCGCCCGCCGAGACATACCCGTTCTGCACCTGAATCGAACCCCCAGGCATCAGCAGCCCCTGGCCGGTGTCCATGATGCACCAGGTGTTGCTGGCTGCAGGGCGCAGGTACAGGTTGCCGTTGCGCGCCTGGAGCACACCGTTGCTGCCGTCGCTGACGGTCAGGTAGAAGAAGTTACCCGTACCGTTGGGGCTGATCGTCGCCACACGGGTGGTGTTGGCCGTGTTGGTGAACGCCAGCCCATTCGTACCCAGGTGGAATGAGTTCCAGTTGTCGGTCGTTGCCGAAAAGACAGGAATGATGCTGTTCGCACTATCCCGAGCACTGATGAACGCGTTGTTCGCCATCTGGATCGACGGCTGCGTCCCCGAGCCGCCTGAGTACGGCAGGTTGATGCGGCGATTGACGGTCAGGTCCTGGTTGATGCGCACCGAGAGCGCGCCGTCGGTGTCGATGGTGGTGCCGTTGTTGAAGTTGTACGCCGACGCCTGGACGGCACCCGTCACCTCCAGGTGCGGGTCGATGAACAGGCCCGCCGTGTCGGTGGCATGACCGTTTTGCAGTGCGATGCGCGACAGGAACGTGTCCTGCACCCCCGCGCCGCCTGGACCCCAGGAGAAGCGGCCGTACGCGGCGAAGCCGAATGTTGGCTGCAGGCTGCTGGGGTCGGGATAGAGGTTGAGCAGGTTGCTGGTCTGGCCGACGGCGCCGTACAGGCTCAGCGGCGCGGTGGTGTTGCCCTGATTGCCGCCCAGCGAGAGCGCGTTCTTGAACGTCACGGGCTGGTCGGTCATGACGCCCGTGAAGAGGTCCACGAACTGCTTCATGTCCGCCGACCGGATAGGACCTTTGACGATGAAGTTCGCAGCGTTGAGGGCCATCAGGTCTCCACGGTGTCGTAGATCGACAACGGCATATCGTACCCGTACAGGTCCGCGCTCAGCGGCCCGTCCGGAGCCACGGTGTCGTACAGGAAGTCGAGCGTCGTGCGCCCCTTGACCACTTCCAGCAGGGTGAAGTCCAGCGTGGTCTCCGGCACCATGCTGGGCTGGCGCAGCATCTGGGTCTGCTGCATCTTCAGGATGCGCACCTGGAACTGGTCGTTCCACGGGTCGCTGTACGTGACGGGGAAGCCCTTTCGCCGCGAGGTCCACAACTGCTGCATCAGCAGATACGGGTTCTGCAGGTTGTCCGCCAGCGTGCTGAAGCTCGCCGTGGGCACGGTGCACTGGATCACGAACAGGCGGTACAGCTTCGGGTTCAGCGACATGCGGATCGAGACGCCGAACAACTCGGGGCTCTCCACGCCGTCCACGCTGTGGAACCACACGCGCACCGCCAGGCGGCGGAACGCCAGGTCGTTGGGGAACATTAGCTCGCTGGTCGGCAGCGGTCCCGAGACGATGCCCAGGTTGTGCCACGTGCCGTCGTCGTCGATCATGTAGTCCACGTCGAAGTAGCGCGTGTTGGGCGCCAGCTTTGATCCCGAGAGGCGCACCGAGATCGGGATCTTGTCCTCGTCGGGAAAGCCAAGCTCGGTTTCGGGCAGGTCCAGGTAGCCCACCCGCGCGTGGGTGATGTTGGTGTCGTCCTGCTCGTTGTCGCCATCGAGCGGCAACTGCACCGTCAGCACGCTGTTGCCGTAGCCGATCAACAGCACCGGGTTGCCTGGCGTGGACGGCACCATCGTGGTGATCGCCAGCGACAGGCACTTGCCGACCCCCAGGTCGAGCCAGGTGTGGGACGCGCCCGTCGCCGCGTCGCGGCGATAGATCCAGGTGTGGCCGTCGCTGGCACGCGTCACCGCGAAGTACAGCCAGCGCGAGGAGCCCTGAACGGCGGTGACTGCCCCGCGCGCGTTGGGCGGGTTCAGCCAGGGCTGCGACCACGGGCTGATGTTGTAGCTGTCGCCCGCCGTGATCGTGCTGGGGGCGTACAGCCACAGCCCGTGGCCGCGTGGGAAGACGAGCACCGTCGGTCCGCGCTGCGCGTCCGCCCCCGAGGAAAGATACCACTTGAGCGGCTGACAGTTGCCCGAGTACGTGCCGTCGAACGGCACCAGCGAGCGGTAGATGCCCTGCGTGTCGATCTCGCCCAGTTCGGTGTCCTTGCCCACGTACAGCAGCGCGATGCCGCCGCCAGGCGCCAGCGAGCGAATGGTGCCCGTGCCTGTCTGGGTCGGCGTCTGGTAGTTCGCGCTGGCGTTCAGGCTGGCCAGGACGATGGTCGGGTCGCCGCTGTTGGAGCCCGCGACGTACGAGGTGGCGTGGTCGCTGGCCGCCGCGTAGATGAAGATCGGCCCCGTATCGGGGCCTGAGGCGGCTGTCGAGTTGCCTGTCACGTCCGCCAGGCTGGTCAGGTTGTTAGTGGACTGCCCCGTGTGGAAGCTGCCGTAGCCGATGATCAGCGTGTTCTTGAACACGCTCACCGCGTTCTGCAGCGGCGCGTTGGGTAGGCTCAGGCGCAGCGTCCACGCCCCGCTGGTGGCGCGCTCCCAGATGCCGTTCTCGCCCACCCCGACCAGGTGGCGCACGCCGTCGGCGGTTACCAGTTCGCCCATCCAGACCATCGTGCCCGACATGCTGGGCACCGCCTGCTGCAGCGTCTCAGGGCTGAGCGTGGCGGGCATGGCCACGCACGAGACGTTCGAGGTCTCCTTGTAGTACGAGGTGACCGTGGCGGGATCCTGGACGTCGGTGTAGCGCCGCAGCCCGGCGCCCGAGATCAGCGTGGATGCCGACTGGCTCGACTCGTACGGGTTGAAGTCGGCGTACTTGAGGTCGCCCTGGGAGACCTTCTCGCCGAAGCGGTCCGCCTCCTGGATGACGTACTTGCCAGGCACAAGCTGCATCGGCAGCCCGCCCAGGACGACCTCCTCGACCTGCCCCGGCTGGACGTCCTGCCAGGGGATGGCCGACGTGTTGCCGTTGAGCATCGTCACTGGGTGTTCTTCCCGAACAGAAACCCGATAGCGGACGCCACGACGACCAGCGCCGCCTTGCCGACCTCGTCAGTGGTGGGGCTGATCACGATCCACGTCATGGCGATGATGAGCACCACGGCGATGACGGCTTGCACGACCAGCTTGATCGTGGACTCCGTCACTACCCGCCTCGAATGAAGCTGCTGCTCTTGAACGCCCCGAGATAGCGCCAGTCTTCAGGGCTGGGGAACGCCATCGCGTCGCCATGGCCAGGCGTCACGATGCGCCCGGGCTTGTGCGATGGAGCGTTCTGCAGCAACTCGTTCTTCTGCGCCTCCAGACGGTCCATAGCCTGCTGGCGCAGCTTGTCCGCCTCGGCGGTCGGCTGGCGATTGGTCAGCCACCACTGCAGCCTGAACTCGGCGTAGTCGTACAGCCAGTCGAGCGCGGCGCGCTCCCACTTGCCGCCCAGCCCCAGGACGTCCGTGTCGCTGAGCACGTCGGTGAAGTACTGCTCGCCGAAGATGCGCAGCTTGCGGTCTGGCGGCGGCAGCAGCCCGAACTCGATGGACCACGTCTCCACACCGTTGATGTCGGTCTGGTGGCGCGGGCGCCAGTTCAGGTACTCCGCATCGGCGTACGGGTAGCCGATCTGCGTCTCGGACAGGTTGATCTGGATCTCCACACGGTGCACGTTGGCCCAGTTCTGGCCTGACGGCAGCGGGTAGATCCAGCGGTTCCACGTGGTGGTGATGGACTCGTCCTGCCACTCGCGGTACCAGTGCAGGCCAAGCTGGCCGATGGCCGCGTTCAGCGCTTCGACGATCCGCGCACGCGGATAGCGCATGTGGATCTCGTACTCGCCGCCCGTGATCGGCGCGGGGAAGCCTGGCGCGTACAGCGTCAGCGTGCCGTCGGTCGTCCAACTCTGACCGCGCCGCTCCACACCTCGGTTCTGCGCGTTGGCGGGGGTGGCGCCGTACACCCAGCCGTTGAACTGCGTGATCTGCTGCGGAAAGTACTGCAGCAGGTCGGGGCAGAACAGTGTGTTGTTGCCGCCCGACATGGGCGTGCACACCACGACCTCCCCCTGGCGGGCGCCGATCTCGCGAATCAGTTGGATGGCGGTCTTTGCCACGCCTTCTTCCTACCCTTGAGCGCCTGGTCGAGCGCATTTTCCGGGGGATCCGCCTGCGGCTCCTGCTCCTGCACGGGCTGGTTCGGAGTTTCTTCAGGCGCCGCAGGCGGGGCGTACCCAGCGGGCCAATGGACGTCGGCCCGCACGGTTGGCGTGGCGGCCAGGATGTCGCTGAGCCACGACGCCGCGTAGTCGGTGAACATGACCTTGACGTCCTCGCGCCCCAGCAGGACGGGCAGGTCGTTGGTGTCGTTGATCGTCGCGATGCCCTGCGCGAACCGCACGGAGCGGCCCGCGCCAGTGGGGATTGTCACCTGGCGCGTGGGCACCATCATCGCGCTAGCGAGAGGCTTTTGGCTGATCACGTCTCCACTCCTGGGGCCTCAGCGTACGGAAGTCGCGCGGGTCCCGCCAGGCGCGCACGGCGTCATCGCAGGACACGTCCTGACGGTGCGGTACGCACGGCCAGCGGGTGTGGTCCACGTGCTCATCCAGGGTCACGACGGCGCCCTCGGCGGTCTGCTTATGCGTGGCCGAAGATCCTCTCGAACTGTTCGCTGTACGCCTGGCTGGGGAAGGAGTACGTTCGTCCCGTGGCCGCGTCCTGGGTCAATCCCTTTGACTCCCGGCCCAGGGCGCGGTCACGCTCGGCGCCTGTGGGAGCCGTGCGTGTCCACACGCCCCCACAGCCGCCTGCGCGGCGGTCGGCGGAGAAGATCGACCACTCGTGTGCCGTCTCGCGCCCACCCCGGGTTTCTTGACCGTAACCTCCGTTGCCCTCGTTGCGATAGCTGGCCTCGACTTCCAGGCACCCGTCGTGTGGGCACGTGTCGTAGAACTCGCCCGTCTTGGCGGGGTTGTAGTCGAGTGGCCGCTCGTCGTCGTGGAGGTGGATGGCGGTCACGACTGGCTGGAGCCCACCTCGCCTCGGAACAACCAGGCGTTGCGGGTCCTGGCGTAGCCGCTGATCAGGTACCAGCCAAAGGTCAGGAACCGGCCCAGGCGGTCGAACGGGCCTGTCACCACCGTTTCCCCGTACGGGCCGGTCCAGCTTGAGGCAGCCTTGGTCACCGAGTTGGGGCCAAACATCGGGCACGGGTAGACCGAGTTGTTGTTGTTGACCGCCACGCCCGAAGCGTGGGGCCAGCGGAAGCCGCCCGCGTCGCCTGGACCCGGGTCGAGCACGAAACCTGTGATGGTCGTACCCGCGATGCCCGTGACGCGGAACAACTCGTTGGTATCGGTCCACACGTTGCCAGGCTCGGTGGCGTCCACGATGGCCAGCCACTGGCCGATGGCGATGTTGGTCGCCGCCGCGACGGTGATCGTGGTGTCGCCAGGGTTGATGGCGGCGGTCGTCGTGGTGGCGACCGCCGACGTTGGTGCCGCGCCCGCACCCCAGAAGCCCTTGGAGTTCGCGCTCACGATCAGGCGGTTGCCGCCCCAGTACGCGATCTCGCCGTTGAACAGGATCTCGGGGTGGCTGTACTGCGACATGGTGCGCAGGCCGCCGTTGGTCTGGTCCTGCATCAGGTCGTACAGCACGAACGGGTGCACTTCGCTGGCGATGGCGCCGTCCTCGTACAGCGGCATCTTGATCGACCGCGCGATCATGGCCATCAACTCCAGGAAGCGGATGGTCATCACGTCGGCGGCCGTGGTCTGGCCCGCGAAGCCCGACCGCGCGGTGCGGTTGTTCTGCAGCCACACGCGGGAGCCTTGCCCGAACACCGCGCGGGCGATGTAGTCGATGGACTCGGCCAGGTTGTAGCCGTTGACGTACGCGGCCTGCTTGTACACGTCCGCGTAGGCCGTCGCCACCAGGAACTTGGTCACCTCAATCGCGCCGCCGAACTCGCTCAGCGTGACGACGACCTCGGAGCCGCGCATCTGGTTGGGTGCCACGTCGATCAACTCGTCCAGCACCGTGAAGTTGGGCGGCATCGACTCGATGATCGGGAAGTTCTGGCTGATGCCGCGCTGCCCGTTCATGACCGGCCCCTTGAGATCAGCGAACTGATCCCAGTAGACCATCGACTGCCCCTGCAGGTAGAAGTCTGCGTCGTACATCGCCTTGACCTCGGGGGCCAGGGCGACCGTACCCGTCGTGCCTTGTGGCATTAGCGTCTCCTAGATGAAGTCTGTGGCGGCTTCGGCTTCTTGGGCTTCTTCCGCCCGCCGTAAAGAGGCTTCACCTGAGCGCTGAGGGCCTGCGTCCCCGTGCTGCCCGTCGTCATCCCATGCGCTCGCGCATCTCCTTCAGCTTGGCCACCGACGCTCGCGGGCCCTTGGCGGACTGATAGCCGTCCACGAACGTGCGGACGTCGGCTTCAGTCGGCTTCTTGCCGTTGCGCGGCGCACTCCTGGGAGTGTTGGGGGACGAAACACCCAACTCGTCCTGGATCTCGCGCCGGATGCGGGTTTGCATCTGCTGAGGGGTTTCGTTCGCGGGGGGCTTGCGTGGCATGCTTCCGTCTCCCTGGCTCTGGCGCGCGGCTTCTCGCATCACCGCGCGGTAGAAATCGTCCTCGGTCTCCCAGGCGGCGTCAGGCAGGGTGGACACGTCCACCTTGACGCCGAACTCTTGCTGCGCCTCGCCGACGATCTGGACGGCGCGCTGGCGCATGTACTCCACCGAGTCCTGCTCGGTGGGCTGCTGGGCCTGGTTCGGCTGGGGGGCAGGTGGCTGCGCTGGTCGTGACGGCGTCGCGGCAGGCCGCTGCTGGATCTGCTGGATCTGCTGGATCTGTTGCCCCAGGATCTGAATCTTGCGCTCCAGGCGTTGCTCTGGGGGGAGGGTTTCGAGGTACGCGTCAAGCTCGCGCTGGCGGCGGGTCTGTTCGGCCTGCTGCTGCTCGCCGAGGGACGCGCTGAGGAGGCGGACCTGTGCCTGCAACTCGGTGACGGTGCCTTGCAGAGCCTGCGATTGCTGCTGCGCGTACGCCGCTGCGCGGCGCGCGTCGGCAGTCTCGCGGCCCTGCTGAGTGAGCCGTCGCTGCAGTTCTCGTTCGCGCTCGTTCTCTTCCTGCTGGTCCGCCTGCTGGCTACCGTCGGACTCGGACGACGGGGCAGCGTTCTCTTCGGCGTATGCAGTCGGATCGAGATCGGTGGTGGTCATCGCTCAGCCGTTGTGTGTGCCTTTCGCGACATCTGGGCCGGAGTATCCCACATGGTTGGTGAGACCGACCTTGGTGCCGATCATGCTCTTGGGTACCGGACCCGCCGCGTAGCCGTCCTTCTTGAAGTCGGCGTTCGTGCCGGTGCTCTGTCCGGAAACCTTCTGGTGCTTGGAGTTGATGTTCTGAGCCATCAGCGTTTCCTTCCTCCGCGTTTGCCTCGGTAGTACATCTAGCCGCCGCCCTTGTTGCGGTCAGCGTCGTGGCTCTTGACCTCAGCGGGCACCTTCTTGCCCTTGACCGCTCGTTCCGGACGGAGGTCCACGCCCTGTCCCTGGTACGACTCGTGCTGATTCTTCAGGTACGGACGATGCCACTGCTGTAGCTGAATCGTCCCTTCCAGCACGCCGATCTTCCCGACATACTTCTCTGCCGGGGCTCGAAATGCTTTCGCGCTGTCACGGGCCATTGTCTTCGGCTCCTACTGTACTCGCCTCAGGAGGCGGTTGCGAGGGGTTCGGGTCGTCGTGTGCCGCCAGGCTCTGCAGGCTGCGGCCAGCCGTGTTGATCATGTTCCTGCGCGCGATGCGATACGCCGCGATCAGCGGCACGTCGATGTAGTCGCCCGCCACCCAGATTTTGACGGGCGTGTTCAGGCGCTCGTCGGCGTTGCTGGCCCGGTACAGTTCCTGGATCTTGTCACGGCGAATCGTCTCGTTGACGGGCGGGTCCATGTACGAGAAACGGTCCAGGTCCTTGTAGCCGGTCAGCTTACCGGACGCGTATTGCTGCCACTCGTCGTTGGTCATGCTGCGGCCGAAGCCGAAGAAGCGCTCGTAGTCCAGGTTGTTGGGGTTGTGGATCAGGAACTTCTCGCGCGCGTTCGAGCCGCGCTCCTGGGCGGCGAACAGGTCGCGGTACGCGTAGCCCTGCTTGTCCTCGGTTGGCAGGTAGCGCGCTCGGGCCGCGCCGATGTTGGCGATCTCCTTGTCCCACTGGTCCCAGTCAGCGCGCTGGCCCTGCGGGTTGCCGTTGGCGTCCACGTAACGCGGGAACTGCTCCGGGTCGCGCGACTCGAAGAACGTCTGCAGCGCGCCGTCGTAGCTACGCGAGATGGGTGTCTGCAGCGCCATGTTGGAGCTACTCAGACGCACGTTGATACGCTGCAGCAAGCTCTGCGGTGTGACCTGTGTGCCCGACGACTGGGTCAACTGTTTGGCCGTGTCGTCCAGGTACGCGCGCATCTGGTCGCCGCGCAGGTTGATGTCCTGGATGTAGTGGCCGTTCGGATCCTCGGCCGCCTGCAGGTAGCCCGTGGCGATCTGACCCAACTGGCCCGAGGTCAGATTGGGAATCGGCGTCATGGGCGGCGGGAGCGTGGTCAGGTCCTGGTGCTGCGCGTTCCACTTGATCTGGTCTTCCAGCGAGTCGGGATCCTCGTTGTGCTCCAGCGCCCACTGCTTGAGGATGTTCGAGCGGGCCTTGTTCACGTCCGCCTGGTTGGTCAGCTTGACGCCCTGCGGGTTCCAGTAGTCTCGCTCAAGCTGGCCGATGCCCGTGGGGTCTTTCAGGTCGGCGGGCAGGTCGCCGCCCTGCACGTTGAAGACGTTCTGGAACATGTGCCGCAGCGTGTCCTGCGCCCAGTCGGGAGCCAGGTTGACGAACTTCTCGATCTGGTTACGCTGCGAGGACACCTTGCGCTCGTCCTGCAGCGAGTGCAGCGCGTTGTCCAGCGCCACCGCCGTCGTCTGCGACTTCGGCGTGGTGAACTCCTTGAAGGCGTCGGCGCGCTGCTGCTCGTTGAGGTTGATGTCCGCCTGGCGGTTGTCGCGCAGGGCCGCCTGCACTTCGGGGGTCAGGTGCAGAAAGTCGGTCAGGATGCGGTTCTGCGCGGCGATGTTGCGCGACAGTTCGGTGTCGCGATTGACGCGCGTGAAGCCCAGCGCTTCGACGAGCGGGTCGATGGGCTCGGTGCGCCACGGCTGGGACAGGTCCACGTTCTGGGTCAGGTTGGTGCTGACTGCTGGCGCCAGCGGGCTGAGCGCGCGCGCGCCGAACTCCAGGGCACCCGACGGGGTGGACAGGTCAGGCCGATCCATCGGCTCGCCTGAGAAGTTGCGCTGCTCGCCGCGTGCCGCCTCCCCCAGCGCGCCCGCGAAGCCCAGCGCGGGGTGGAGGCGCGCCTTGATCTCCTGGGCCAGCTTGGCCGTCGCCTCGGGACCTGGCATCTCGCCCCTGGCCAGGTTGCCGCCGAAGCGGGTCATGATCTGCTGGCCCGCCTGCTGTCCGCCTGGCAGCAGCCCCATCTCACCCGCCTTGTACTCAAGCTGGCCCTGGGTGTACGCGCCCTCCTGAGCGAGTGTGGAGATCAACTGCATCACCCCACTCAGCGGCGGGATCGGCTCCAGGTAGCTGCCCATGTCGGTATGGGTAACGGGATCCTTGCTGGCCACACCCTCCCAGCCAGGCTTCTGGGCCAGCTTGTTCATGAGGCCGGTCGCGTCTAGCTGAAACTCTCGACCATGCGGGTTGTCCTGCATGAAGTGTCCGGTCGAGAAGTGGTTCATAAGCTCCACAAATGCCATGTACGCGGCCAGGTTGCGTATCAGCCCTGGGCGGGTGATCGAGCCGCGCAGCGCGTCGCCCGTCGGACCTGGCAGCGCCGCGCCCGCCACGGTGCGGACGATGCCCTCGGTCCAGTCGGGCGCGATCAGCCCGTAGCGCATCAGATCCTGGACCCACGGCGCGCGGCCCATCTCCATGTAGTTCAGCCCGCCCACGGTGCTGTTGGTGATGTCCGCCGCGACGGACTTGTCCACACCGCTCCGCACCATGATGTCGTACAGGCCCAGCTTGGCGGCAGGCAGGCCCTCGCTGAAGACAGCCTGATGGATGACGTCGGCCAGATTCGACCAGGTGCTCATGCCCTCGCCCCTGCGCAGGGCGCCCGCCAGGAGTTTGCCCCCGCCAGGCGCGCCCAGGGCCAGCGCGGGTATCGCCGCCATGCCCGCCTCGAAGCGCGCCTCTTCGTCCGTCTGGTTGCGCAGCTTGGCCTGCGTATACCCCGCGCTGGCACCCCCCAGCGCGCCCAGCCCCATCCGCGCGGCGTTACCCAGAAAGCTCCCGTACTCGGTCAGGCCCTCACCAGCGGGGTAGCGCGGCGGCACCACACCGTGCGCAGCGGCGTCCAGAGCGAGCGCGGGGTTGCCGCGCAGAAGCTCGCCGAAGCCGTTGCGAATGGTCGGCACGATGTAGCCGCCGAATATCTGCGCCGTCTTGGCGGGGCCCGCCTGCATCAGCGTCCGCCAGAACACGTTGGAGGCGTGCACGGGCGTGCCCAGGAAGGTCAGTTGCTTGAGCGGCCCGCCGATGTTTCGGCCGTACCAGTCAAACGGCTCCCACATCTGGCCCTTACCGATGTTGACCAGGTTGTCGATGTAGCGCGCCAGGTTGGGCTCGAAGCGCATGTTGTCCACACCCAGCCCGAAGCCCCACTCATCTTTGGGCACGACCCAGTCGTTGGGTGTGACGTGGTGATCCCCGACCACGTTGCCGAGCATTCTCCAGGGCCCGCCCACGGCCCACGGCGCGCCCGCGACGCGCGTCGAGACAGTGTCGTAGAACGTCCGATTGGCTATCGCCCGTTCGGCCTGGAACGCGCTGAGCGAGAAGCGGGTGGTCAGCGAGTCCAGCGGCTTGGGCTCGATTGTCGGATTCGCCGCGTGCAGCGCCAGCGCCTCGTCGATAGTGCGCGGCGTGTTCGGGTCGATGTTCGGGTCGATGGTCTTGTTGCGCTGGTGGGTGATCGTGTTGTCGCGCCAGCCGAGACCGCGTCCGCCGCGTGCACGGGCCTGCGCCGCCGCCACGTCCTGGTCGTACACGTGCGCGATGTGTACCTTGGGCCCTGGCAGCCCTGGACCCGTGACCACGTTCTGGTCCGGTCCGATCACCTTCGCGGCGGCCATGCGGGCCTGGTCGGCGTCCTCGCGCGCGACCTGCTCCTTGACCCAGTCGATCATGGCCTGCGTCGGGCTCTCGCCCGCGTCGTTGACGAAGCCCGCCAGGGTACGCTGCTTCTCGACGTACGCCGCCGCCTTGGCCGTGTTGAAGCCCTGGCCCGAGGCGCCGAAGATCGGCTCGGCCTGCGCGTCCAGGATGTTGGCCAGCGAGTGCGCCGCCAGGATGCCCCGCGCACGCGTTGACGCGGCGACCTGCGCCACTGCGTTGGGGATGTTGCGGCGCGGGTCGAATATCCACCGGAAGGCGTACGTCGCGGCGGGGGTGATCGTGCGGTCCGCCAGCGCTCGGGCGGCGCTGGCACCCAACCCAACGGTCGCACCTGTCACGGCACCCGCCGGTACGCCCTGCACCCAGTCATCCTTGAGGTGGCCCCACCAGTCGGGGTTGGTTGGGTCAGGATTCAGCAAGCTGGGCGCTGACGCCGCCGCGACGGCCGCACCGACCGCACCCCCCTTGGCGGTCGTGAGCGCGGTCCTGGCTGCCTGCCCCAGCGCTATGCCGCCCGACTCTTCGCCCAGGAACTCGCTGACGGGCGCGGGGACGGTCAGGTACTTGCCCACGGGTGAGTTGGCAATAGCTTTAGTAACGGGTGTATCGACCGCTTCGTTCAGCTTGCCCAGACCTGGAATGGCCGCGTTCAGCACCGCGCCTGCGGCGACCTGCTTGGCCTGCTCCTTGATCTGTTCGGGGTCGCCGCTGGTGATCGCCCTGGCGATGTCGGGCGCCTGCTGCACCGCCGACATCGCCGCGCCCGTGAGCGCCTGGCCGCCCAGACTGCCCGCGACCGTTGGGCCCAGCGCCGCCTCGGTGACGCCTGGTACGGCCAGGCTGCCCGCAATCGCGCCCGCCCGCAGGCCCTGCGCGGTCTGCTCCTGGATCTGCTGCTGCGCCTCCTCGGGCGTCTGCGCCTGCTTGATCGACGGCCCCAGCGCCGAGAAGCCCGAGATGGTCTGGATCATGCGCGCCTTCTCGGCTTCCTCTTCGGGCGTGCCAGGCTGATACGGCTGCTGGCGTGTGGACTCGGCGGGGAACTGCTCATCCAGCGTCGTGCCCAGTTCGCGTGCGCCGCGCGCGAGGCCGCCGACGATGGGCGTGTTCTCCATCGCCGCCTCGTCGGCACTCTGCGGCTGCTCGGGAACCACGTCGCGCACACGCGTGCCCAGCGCGGTGAACATGTCTCCTACACCCGCCAGGTTGCGCTGGATGTCGGTGCGCGGCAGCCCCGTGACCGGGTCGATGTAGTCGGCGTCGCCGCCGGAAGTGCCCGGGTCGATCTCGTCCTGGCCCGTGCCTAGCTGCGGCTGGCCAGGCGCGACCACCTGCTGGTTACGGTCCTGCGCCGCCTTCGCGCCCGCCGCTACAAACGTGCCCAGCAGGATGCCGCTCAGCATGTGCGGGTCCCAGCCGGGCAGCTTGCGCGCGCGATAGATCATGTCCTTGCTGGGGCCCGAGTCGATGATGCGGGTGTACGCGTCAACGTCTGGATCGAGCAGCACCGCCTCGCCGTTCTCGTGCTCCAGCCCGCCGCCGTAGACCACCTTGTAGCCCTTCTTCAGCAAGTACTCCTGGAGCAGTTCGCCCCAGTTGGCGCCCGTGTTCCAGCCATCGCGGTTGGTCCACTCGTCGGTCGCCCAGCGGTGCGCGTCCTCCATGACCTGACTGGCCTCGGGATCGTCGCGCAGATTCAGCACCTGATCCTTATTGAGCATCTCAGGCTTGAACACGCGAAGCTCGGTGTACAGGGTCGGGTCGCCTTCGGTGCGGTCCCGCGCCACCGCCGGGTTAGAGTCGAAGTACAACCCCGCCGTGTGGACTTCACCCTTGGCGTCGTCCACACCGTTGCCTGGATTGTTTTCAGGCTTCCAGCCGCTGTCGTTGGCGAAGCGCGTCTCGGGGATGCGGTACGGCGAGCGCGACTCCAGCGTGCCCTGACCCATGCGCGCGCGGTCACGGAACATCGCCACTTCGGGGGCCACCATGTCGAAGCGCGTCTGATGCAGCAGGCTGAGCGGCATCGAATCGAGCAGCGTGCGGTCGCCCAGCGCGGCGCGGCTGAGCGCGTAGTCGCGCACGCTGCCGACGTCCTGAGTGCCCAGCGCGCTGGTCAACTGCACGCGGTCGATCTTGCCCTGCGCGTGATCCAGCAGGAGTTGCGCGATCTGCTGATCGTCCATGCCCTGCGGCGGGGTGAACGCGTCCTTGCCCTTCGGGCGGGGCGCCGTCCACACGTCGGACGGGCGCGGCGCGCGCGAGAAGCCTGGCGCGCCGTACGTGCTCGGATCCTCGGGGTGGGTACTGCTCGCCAGCACGTCGCCCGCACTCGCGTCCGCCGCGCTCACGTCGGAGAAGTCAGGCTTGGCCTGCTCCTCGGGGGGTGGGCCGATGCGTGGGTCCCACACCCCCAGCCCGCCTGGGCCCAGCACGGGGTACTGGCGTTTCAGCGGGTCAAGCTGGTTGGTGGCCTGGTTGAGCGGGTTGTTCTGCGCGTCGGCGGCGCGCTTGAGCCCGCCCAGGATGGGGATGTCGTAGCTGGGATCGTCGTCCTGACCCGCGCCCTTCTGGCTGGTGGGCTTGGCGCCGACGGTGGTCGGGTGGCGCCCGCCCTCGATGGGCGCGATCTGGGTGGGGTGCGCCACGGTCTCGGTCGTGCCGTCCTGGTGCGTCGCGGTGTAGCTGCCGTCCCCGTTGTCCCTGTACTTGACCACGGGGTTGGCGACCTCGGGCGGCATCGGCCGCGAGTTCAGCGACGCGGCGGGTGACGACAAGCGGGTCGCGTCGGCGAGGTGGGTGCTCGGCGCGGCCTGGCTCTGGACCGCCTGCACCGCGCCGCTCTGGGTCAGGTCGTTGTTGATACTGAGGACCTGGTTGACCCAGCCCTGGGCGGGATAGCCAGGCTCGTCCGCCACGTAGCCCGCCGTGCGCAGGCCGTTGATGAACTTGCTGGGATCGGCGCGATCAGCCCACGCCTGCTTGTAGCGCGGGGCGGTGGAGACCAGTCGGTCGAACGCGCTGAATGACTCCTCGGGCGAGGCGTAGCCCGCCCAGCGGGAGCCGTTGGACCTGTCCCCCTGGATGCTGAACAGGTTGTTCTGCTGCTGCGCGGTCTGCGACTTCCCCCAACCTGTTTCATTTGCGGCAATCGCCAGGTACACACTGGCCGGAATACCCGACTGCTGCGAGTGGTAGTCCGCCAGCGGCGCCAGCGACTGGATGAACGCACCCTTGCCCTGACCGATGCGCTCAACGGTTGAGGGCGGTTGTGAGGATGGAGCCTGCGGCGTCCCCGTCTGGGGACTGGCTTTTCCCGACAGTGCTGCCTGCAGCATACCGACCGCGTCGTAGTCGCCGCCCGTGCCGCCGTATTTGTCCGCGCCCAGCATGATGGTCGGGCCGATGCCGATGTGGAGATGCGTCCCCGTGCCCTTGGCGTCGCCCGTGTCGCCGACGGGCATCAGAAAGGCACCCGCGCCGACCGTCTGGCCGACCTGCACCGACGGCTTCTCGTTGCCGTGGGCGTAGTAGTACTGCAGCCCGTCGTCGCCCTGGATCAGGACGCTGTTGCCGCCGACCGCGTTCCAGCCGCTCTCGATGACCTTGCCGCCGCGCATCGCTACCACAGGTGTGCCGCGCGGCGCGAACAGGTCGCTGCCGCCCTTGACGGCGCCCCAGTGATTCTGGACCGCGCCCTGGTAGCCCTGCACAGGGAAAACGCTGCCGCCCCCAGGCGCGCCTGAAGAGGGTCCGCTTGAAGCGGATGGAGCACTCGGCGTCTGCGCTGGGGGCCTGATGGCAGGTGCTGACGCAGACGGGGACAGCGTCTGTGTCTGTGATGAAGGATACACTGAACCAGGCGCGTGCGCAACGCTCGCGCCGCTCAGATGCGCCTGCACGCCTGGATCGGGAGTACTGGGGGACGGCGCAGGCGGTGGTTGGGGCTGAGACTCGGGTTCCGAAGGTACCGACGGACCGAACGCAGCTTGCCTGGCCGCCCCCCAGTCGTAGGGTACAGGCTGCGTCAGCGTGCCGCGCTCCACCCCCAGGGTGTCCTCGACCAGGCCCGGGTCGAGCATCGGCTCCGTGCCGATCTCCTGCCCCGCGCCGAACTCGGGGCGTGGCTCCCAACCAGGCACAAGCCTGGTCCTCGGACTGTGGGGCGGCACCTTCCAGCCCTTCGTTCGCTGCCCGAGTGGGTCGGAGCGGAAGTCGATAACCACCTAGAGTCCGAACTGTTGTTCTGGTGTGCTGCTGGCGGGGGTGCCGCTCGCGGCGAGACTCTGCTTGACCTGCGGCGCCTGCGCCTGCGACCACTGCCGCGTCTGGTTCGCCTGCCACTGCGGCGTGGTCTGGCCGAAAACGTTGGCGGTCATCTGCTGCCCGATCTGCTCCAACGGGCTGGCGCTCATCGCCGCCAGCGCGGTCACGTCGGGCGAGCCGCCCTGGTTGGCAAAGCTGGTCTGCGCGGCCTGCTGCTGCGTCTGCCACGCGCCTGGCCCCAGCGCCTCGATGTTGGTGCGGTATGCCGCCTTCTGGAACGGGCTCCACTGCTGCCACGTGTTCCAGTCGGGCGCGGCGGTCTCCATGCCTGGGCCCGTGGTTGAACCGGGTGGCGGCGCGCTGAGCGCGTCCATGCCCGCAGGTTTAGCCGCCTGGCTCTGGCCGCCGAACGCGGCGGTGTAGTCGTACGGCGCGAGGATCTTCTGCAGCAGCGACGAGATGTTGCCGCCGCCCATCACCGCCGCCTCCTGGCCTGGCGGCGCCATGCCCGAAAGCTGTTGCAGCCATGGGTTCGAGAGCGCGCTGCCCAGGATGCTCATGTAGTTGGCCTGCCGCTTCTGCCAGTCCTGGAAGGCTTCCTGACCCTGCTCCATCAGGATCTTGTTGCCCTCCTGCATCTGCTCAAGCTGGACCGCGTTGGCCTCCTTCATCTGCTCCAGTTCCTTCTGGGCAGCGTCGGCCATGCGCTGGACGTCGATCTTGGTCTGGTTGTCCAGCGCGTTCATCTGCACTTGCTGGTCGTGCCAGCGCTGGTCCAGCGCCTCCTGCGCCGCGTTGTGCCGCGCATCCTCCGCCTGCCGATCAGCGGCGGTCTGCGCGTTCATCATGTTCTCCTGGTGGCGGTCGTCCTCAGCTTTCTGGTCCAGCGTCAGCCGTCCCGCGTCGATGGCCAGGCGCGCCTTGTCGTACTCGGTGATCTTCTCAGAGACCTGCGACTGTGCCGCCACTGGTGGGGTCGCTCTGGGTGGGGGCGTCGCGCCAGGGCCAGGACCGGGGCCAGGACCAGGACCAGGGCCAGGCACGCCGACAATCGGCACGCCTGGCGTGGGCGGCGTCGGCGTCGATGGGCCAGGCCCAGGCCCAGGCCCTGGCCCAGGCCCTGGTGCGGGCGGCGCGGGGATCCCGCCTGGCGGCAGCGGCTCGCCGCCGTACGACGGCGGCTCCTCTGGCGGCTGGTCTGGTGGCTGGTCTTCTGGCGGCGTTGCCTCTGGTGGCTGGTCTTCCGGCGGCTGATCTTCCGGCGGTGTCTCTTCTGGCGGCGCCTCTTCGGGCGGCGTATCGCCGCCGCCGTCGGCAGGCGGCTCCTCGTCCTGGCCCATACCCAGTTGTGCCGCGCGCAGCCCGTCCAGGTAGCCGCGCTGGTAGTCAGGCGAGCCGCCCTCCGCGCCCGCGCCGAAGCGCAGGTCCCAGCCAGGCTTCCAGCCAGGTAGCTGAGGCATGCCACTGTAGAACGTGGTCGAGGGGTTCCACGCCTTGAAGCGCGACAGGTTCTGCGGCGGCTGCATCATCGGCGGGCCCTGCTGCGGCTGTTGCTGCTGCTGGGGCGGCTGTTGCGGCGGCTGCTGGGGCTGCTGCGGCTGGGCGGGCTGTCCCTGCGCCTGCGGCTGCGGCTGGGTGCCCAGGTCGTGCGGCGGGAACGTCGGCAGCGCGCCCGCGCCGCCCACCTCGCGCGACTGGTACTTGTCCCAGAGCGAGTCAGGCGAGTTGTCGAGCGCGTCCTGGCCGCCGCCCATCTGCGGCGCCTGCGGCTTGGCCGAGACGCCGTACGACTGCTCGGGCGTGACCTGCGCGGGCGCGGTCTGGTCGGCGCTGCTGGGACGCGGGGTCCAGCCCGCACTGGGCGTCGCGCCACCGCTGGTACTCGGCGGCGCGGCGCCCCCCTGCGCGCCGCTCAGGGCCGCGCTCATCTGCGAGCCCACACTGTTGGCGTCGGCGGCGGCCTGCGGCGCGGCCCCCTGAGGAGTCAGTTCGGGTCCCTGCTGCGGCGGCGGATTGTCGGGCTTGGGCACGTTGGGCGGCACAAGCGGCGGCAGCGCGCTGACAGGCGGCGGCTGGTAGCCAGGCTGGTTGTACGGGTCGATGGGCTGCGGCATGGGCCCCGCAGCGGGCGGCGGCGGAGTGAAACTTCCGGGCGGCACAAAACCGGGGTCGCGGAGGCTGCCCGCAGGCATCTGCGGCACGGGCTTGGGCGCCAGGGAGCCCGAGAACTGCTCGGGCGTTATGGTCAGGATGCCGCTGTTGCGCTGGATCGCGGCGTAGATCGCGGGCCAGGCAGCGTCGCCGCGCTCGATCAGACCGCTGGCGTTGACTACACCGAACTGGTTGTCGGCCGTGCGCACCACCGTGCCCGGCGGGTACTGGCTCGTGTCGAGTGGCGCAGCCTGCGGCTGTGGCGGCTGTGGCTCGTAGATCACGCCGCCTGGATCAATGGGCGGCGGCATCGGCGTGGGTAGCTGGCCGCTCTTGGGCTGCCCCTGCGGCGGATCGTACAGCACACCGCCGGGATCGACCCCCTCGCCCGCGCCCATACGCTGGCGCTTGCGCGGCGCCCAGCCCGCCTTGGGTCGCGGCTTTACCTGCGTCGCCATCCGACCCGTCCCCTTTCCTGACCGCCGCCCATCGGGGATGGGGGCATCTGCGGCTGGCCCGTTTGAGCCGTGCCCCCCACCCCGCCTGGCGGGCCCATCATCTCCGTGCCTGGCACCGGCGGCATCGACGCCATGCTACCCAGCGCGGCGGTCGGGTCGCTGGGCTGGCCGCCCTGATCGCGCACGCCCCAGTGCAGGTGCGCGCCCGTGGTCATGCCCGTGTCACCAACGGGGGACCCCAGGTCCTGGCCCATCTTGACCTGCATGCCCGCGTACGCGTCGGTCTCCTTCAGGTGGCCCAGCCGGTGCTCGCTGCCGTCCATGCCGCGAATGATGACCGTGAGGCCCAGCCCGCCAGGGTTGTTCTCCACGCGCTGCACGTAGCCGTCCACAGGGCTCTGGGTAGGCGTGCCCTCGGGCGCCTGCAGATCCACACCGCTGTGCTGCGGCTCGCCGACGTTCATCGGCTGACCGAAGCGATGGCCGATGCCCGCCACGTTGGACGGGTCAACAGGCGGGATCATCGGCCCACCGCCAGGGCTGGGGGCGCCCACTCCCGGAGGTGTAGAGGGGGGTCCTTCTTGCCCTGTCCCAACGCCAGGCGGGGTCCAGCCCGCACTGGGCTGCGCGCCGCCACCCAGTCCCGCCATCTGTAGCAATTCGGGATGGTTCCGCAGGAGAGTGAGCAGCCACTGTGGAAGGGGCTGCCCACTCGATCCTGGCCCTTGAGGAGGGGTCTGGTCCGATGGAGACGAAACAGACGGCGGCATTGTACCTGGCGCGGGCGCCTGACCCGTGCCCAGCGCGCCTGGCGTGATGTCGCTGAAGCGCATCCTGCGCATGGCCGCCGACATGTCGCCCACGTTGCCACCCGTTCGCCCCAGCGTGCCCAGGACCGTCTCCGGGCTCGGCCCCCACGGCCGCCAGGGGCTGGCGGCGCGCGCGTCGGCCAGCGGGTCGGGCGCCTCCTCCTGGCCCGTGCCCGTCGGGTTCGTCAGCTTGCGGTACAGCGCCTGGATCTGCTCGGCGGTCGGATCGGTCGGCGCGCCGCTGCGATTGTACACGCTGCCCAGGCCCTGGTTCTGCTGGATGTCCTGCATGTCCTCGGGCGTCATGCCCGCCGCTGGCTGACCTGGCAGGTTGTGCTCCGCCGACTTGAGGCCGTACGCCTGCTGGCCCTCGTCGATGTCAGTGGGCTCCATCGGCGGCTCAGTGCGCCCTGGCGTTTGCGGGTTGAGATAGTTCACCTCGGGCACGTCGTGGCCGCCCTGCGAGCCGTAGTACGTGTTCGGGTCGAGCGGGTGCTTGGGCGCCTCTTCCAGCGTCGGCCAGCCCATGATCTCGCCCAGGCCCTCGTTGACCTTATGCTTGACCACACCGCCCAGGTCCTTCACCCACTGCGCCCCCTGGTCGCTCACGTTGGGCAACTGGACCTGTGGGCCCGGCATGTGGCCCCCCGCGATAGGCAGCGGCAGCGTGGTGATGTTTGGCGGCGTCGGCGCCTGCGGGCCCGTATTGATCGCGTGTCCAGGTGTCTGCACGTTGGGGCCCGTGTTGACGTCGGGGCCCAGATTCAGCGGCGTTTCCTGTGCGTTGTTGATGTTGTTGCGCCGCCCCATCAGCCAGCCCGCGTATTCGGGATCGTTGCCGATCTTGCCGCCCGCGAGGCGCTTCAGGTCGAAGTACGGCCAGTCGAAGCTGGTGTCGTTCGGGTCGCCGATCTCGGGCTGCTCGGTGCCCGAAGTGAACTGACCGCCGCCCGCCTGCGGGTCGGCCGGGTTGTGGTGGCGCAGGTAGATCAGTTCGTCGGGGTTGTCGTGAAAGCCAGGGTTCGCGACCTCCTGCATGGCGGGGTTGCGCGGGTCGTAGATGGGAATCTCCAGTTCGGCGCTGCGCAGCATCTCCTCGCCTGGACGGTAGTCCACACGCGTGGTTGCGCGGTTGGCCTCCTGCGCCGCCTCGAAGCCCTTGCGGAACTTGGCCTGGCGGATGTCGTTCGGCTCCCACACGGGGTTGCCGTTCGCGTCGTAGTACTGCTCCTGCTCGCCGCCGCCTTCGCCCGCGTCCAGGTCTTCGCCCTGGCCCGCGCCCAGGAAGCCTGGCCCCGTGGCAGGGTTGACCATGCCTGGACGCGGCGTCCAGCCCGTGGTGCCCGCCGCCATGCCCGCACCCATCTGGTTGCCCGTGCCGATGGGCACGCGCTTGCCCGTGACGGGATCGAAATACGTGTCCTGGCTCTCGCCCTCGACGGCGGTGCGGTCCGTATCGCCCCCCTGCGCCTGGTCCGTCGGCTGGTTGCTGGCGGTCGAGATGTTGCGCCGCGAGACCTCGTTGCCGCCCGAGTCGTAGGTGACGAGGTACGTCGCGCCGCCCTCCTGGACGGTGCGCGTCGTCGGCGGCTGGGCGTTGCCCGAGAGGCGCGCGTCGCGGCCTGGCCAGCCTGGCACATTCGCGTTCTGGCTCTGGCTCTGGGTCTGGCTCTGGCCCTGGTCGGTAAGCTGCTCGCCCACGCCGCCGCTCATCTGGCTCGTGTCGGCGGTCAGGCTCCCGCCTGGCGTGCGGCCCAGCCCGCCCTGAGCAGACGGCGGCGGAGTCTGAGACGTATCGCCCTGGTTCAGGTTGAAGCCCTGCATCATCTGGGTGGCTTCGTCGATGGCCTGCTGGATGCGCGGATCGACGGGCCCACCCGACGTGGAGATGTGGCCTGTCTTGCCCGTGAAGGGGTCGAACGTCTCGGAGTTCACGGTCACGCCAGCGGGGATCAGCATCGTGCCGCCGCTGATGGTCGGCATCGGATGCAGCAGCGTCTGGATGGTGTTTTCCATCCGAATGCGCGCGTCCGCCGCCGTGATCTTGCCGACTTGCAGATCCTGCTTGGTCTTTTCGATGTCGATCAGCGCCCTGTTGTGGTTGTCGATAGCGGTCGTGTGGGCGTCATCTTCGGCCTGCGTCGGCGTCTTCTGCCAGATCTTTTGCACCTGGCCGCTCTGCTTGTTGACGCGGATCAACTGGTCGCCTGACCACTGCGTCTCCCAGTTTGGGTCCTCCTGGTAGACCTTCTTGAAGTTCTTGGTAGTCGGGTCCCACTGGATCCACGCGCCATTGGCGCCCTTCTGAGGCGGGTACTCCTTGTACGGGTCCAACGGCGCAAGCTCGACGTCTTCCTTGGTGTCCGGGTTATACAGCCGAGTTGTCTGCGTTTTGGGGTCGGTGTACGTCGTCCAGTTGCCGGCCTGCTTGAACAACCCGGTCGGATCGTAGTGCTGCGTATCCGGGTTGTAGACGTATACCTGTCCGGAACGGTCCACGATCTCCGCGCTGGGCGTCGGCTTGGGGGGTTGACCCGCCTGGCCCGCCTTGATAGCGGCCTCCTGGGCCTGCGACGCGGCCGCCGCCGCGTTCGACTGCGCGGTCTGCAGTTCGGCCTGCGCCAACTGCACGGCAGTGTCGCCCTTGGCCTGCGCCGTCTTGGCCTGCGCGATCTTGAGTTGCCGATCCGCGTTCGCGGCAGCCAGCATCTCGGGGCTCGGGTCCTTGACGCGCGTGATGACCTTGGACGGGTCGGTCTGGCGCGGATCGAGCACGTCCACCGATCCGTCGTCGTTGAAGTGGTACTCCGGCTTGAGCGAGGCGGGATCCGCGTTGAAGTGCGTGGACCACTTCGGCTCGATCAGGTCGGGGCCCATGCTGTCGAGCACCTTGAAGCCGACCTGCCTGGGCGGGACGGTCGTGTCGTCGTACAGCGGCACCGTCTGGCCGATCTCCACGGGCGCCCACACTCCCGTCGGGACGCCTCGGGCGTCGCGGACGGGCTCCTTGGGCCAGTACGCCTGCTGGCGCGGGTCCTTCGGCGCGTTGCCCTGCGGGTTGCCCGCCACGGGCGCGGGTCCCTGCGCGGGTCCTGTGGCCCCACCCACCGTCTGGGTGTCGGCGCTGGTGAACACGGACGTGTCCTCTTCGCCGTCGGCGCCCATGCCCATCCGCGAGGCGAACGGCGTCCCGCCGCCGCCCCACTGCGGCGCGGCGCGGTTGGTCGTCGGGCTGGGGCCCAGCATGTTCGGCGAGTTGGCCAGCGGCGGGGTGCCCGCGAACGGCTGCACGTTGGCGGGCCCCATGGCGTCGAGCGCGCCCACCGCGCCCGCGCCCATCGCAGGGCTGGAGCCCTGCCCCTGGCCCGCGCCGAAGTACGCCATCGCGGGCGTGTCCTGCACCTGCAGCGCCTCGGCGGGCAGCAGCGTGTAGTTGAGCAGGTTCGGCGGCGCGGCTACGCCGCGCCCGTGCACCTCACCCGTCGCGGGCGTGTAGTTGATGTGCTCGATGGGCGCCTGGGTCCCAGCGGGGCTGGCCACCATGTGGAAGCCGCGCGGCTCGGCGCCCGTGTAGTTCATCGGCATCTCGACCTGGATGCCTTTGGGCTGGCCTGGCGTGCCGGGCGGCATGAACAACTGCTTGGCCATGTCGTAGCGCCAGCGATTCGTGTTCGCGTGCTGGCCTGCCGGCACCCACATCAGGCATTCCCTCCGGACAGATAGATCCTGGGCGTGTCTATTTCAGCGCCGGTGACGCCGTCAACGCGTCGGATGACGCCGAAGCCTTCGGGTCCGATGGGGCCGATGTGCTCGATGACGGGTTCGGGCGCGGCGGACCCCACCAGATACTTCGCTCGCCACTCGGCACTGCCGGGCTCAATGGTACCCAGTTCGGCCAGGTGATCCACGTGCGCATCGCCGGTCCCTCCTCGCGAGGGGTGAAGATGCGCCTCATCGTCCGCGTGGCGTGTCTCACGCGCTGCTCGCGCGGCGGCGCGGTAGTCGTCCATTTTCTGCGCGAAGCGGCGCTCGAACTTATCGAGCACGCTTGTGGAACCCACTGGCGTACTGCGCGACCGCGCGGGCCGCCGTCTCGTCGAGCGGCACGTCGCCGCGCGCGATCAGCCCCATCAGCGGCTCCAGCCGCCGCATCTGCTCGGGCTCCGAGACGAGCTTCGTACCGAGCGGCAGCTTCTCTTCGCGGGGCTCCTTGTCCATGAGCACGAGCGCGCGCGGCACCTCACCCATGATCTTGCGCAGATTGCCAGGCACTAGCCCACCTCCAGCGCGGCCAGGTCGCCGCCCGTCTTGTCCACCACCTTGATGCCCAGCGCCCGCACCATCTTGACCATTGCCAGTAGTTCAGGCTCCTGAACCTTGAACGTCTCGGTAGAGTCCCAATCAGGCGCGCTCTCCACGGCGACAACGAACTGGTCGTTGCGTCCCACGTACACCGCCACGCGCAGCGACGCCTTGATCTGCGCACGTAGCTCGGCGGGCATCTCGGTGTACTCGCCGTTCACGTACGGTTGGTGGCCATGTTCGAGGGCACCCTCCTGGCGGATGCGGTCAATCGTCTGGTGCACCTGGGGGTCGGCGCTGATCACGTGGGGCTCCTGCATCCACGGGTGGTCGTAGCGATGATTCGGCTGGTGATCTTCACCGCATTTGAAGCACGGCGGCGGCGGCATCTTGGAGCGATAGCCTGGCGAGGCGGGCGTCGTCGCCAGGTCGTCCACACTGCGGACGCTGCCGTCGGGGGCCTGAATGGTCTGGCTGGCCGCGCGCATCGACTCCGGATCCAGATTCGGACGGGCCGCGCGCATGAACGCCATCGGATCCATTGCCATGCGGCTAGCCTATGGGTCGCATGCCGCCCTGTCCAGCAGGCATGGCCCGCTGCGGCGAGCCCGTCGCGCGCGCCTGACGCGAGCGCGTGGCCGCCGCCAGGTCGTTGCCAGGCGGGCGCTGCGGGGGCTGTCCCAGCGGAGACTGGGCCGGGAGAGCCACTCCACCGCCCGACGGGCCCCCCGCAGCCGGTGGCTGTATGGTCCCGCCTTGAGGCGCGAGGGGGGAAGTTTGCGCCTGCTGCTGGGCCAACAGCTTCTGGCTGAGCGCGATGAAGCGCTCGCTGTCCTCGCCGAACCAGTTCTTGACGCGCTCCAGCCCGACCTGCTCGATCACGAACGGCAGGCTGTCCACGGCCTCGCGCACCAGTTCGTCCAGCCACTCCTGCGGGTTGTCGGTCGCGCCGCTCAACTCGATGGACTGGCGGTGTGGGATCCACTTGTTCGCCTGCAGCGCCTGCAGCGCCTTCCACTGCTCCAACAGCGCGGGGTCGAGGCGGCGCCCCAGCGAGATCTCGAAGCCCTCCCAGTAGCCGTCGATGTCCTCTGGCTTGACGGTCACCTCGCCCATGTCCTCGCCGTCCTTGGTCTTGCCTGGCACAGGCAGGGTGAGCTTGTCGCCCAGCATCAGTTCAAGCTGCATGGAGGCCAGTTCGAGCGAGCGCTCCAGCAGCCGCGTCAGGGCGTCCTTGGCGCTCTCTATCTTGAGCGTCCGCATCGACTGCACCGCCCATAGCTGTTGAGCGGAGCGTGTGCCTTCAGCGCTGCGAGGACCCTGCGCCACTCCGTTGCGCTGAATGTAAGAGTCCATGACCGCTGTGGTGCGTAGAAGCTCATCGGGGACAGGCTGACCTTCAAGCATCTGCAGGTACTCGCCGATGCGCTGGTCCATGGGGATGTACTGTCCGGGTCGGATCTGGATTTCTCGGCCATCTTTCGTCCACCCCAGGTACGTGCGCCAGGCGTTGATGGCCAGCATCCACACCTGCATGGTGAGCACGTTCGACTCGATGGGGTACAGCCCAGCCGCGTTGGTCAGCATGCCGCGATAGCGCCGCTCCATGTCGTCGAACGTCAGTTCTCTAAACGGCGCGATCAGGTACGGAATCTCCGGGTAACCGTGGTCCACCACACCCCTGTATTCGCCTTCGCCGCCGACCGGAAACAACGGGATGTCGTTCATGATCAGGCACCGCCAGCGCCCGCGCCAGACGTCGTCCACCCAGACCTTCTCGTCCGGCATCAGCCCGCGCGTGGCGTCCCGGACACCTTCCGGGTACAGCTTCAGCCAGGCCGCCTGGGCTTCGATGACGGTCGTCTCGTAGTGCTCCACGACGACCAGCAGTTCGCCCTCGTCCGATTCGCGCCACCTGACGATGCGCGGGTCGCGGCGCTGCCAGATGATCGGGTTCTTACGCCGATGCCGAACCTCCCAGGCGTCCTCCTCGTTGTCTTCTTCGAACGCCGCGACGCGCGCGTCGTAGGCTTCCTGTGATTCGTCGGCGGCGCGCGCGGGCGGCTCGTGCGATCTGCGCAAGTCGCCAGGTTTTTCGGGCCATAGCGTGCGGTCTACCATGACCCGCCCGACGCCGACACGCTGGATGACCATGTCCGTTGCGATCTGGCGCACGAAGTCCTTGCGCCGCCGCCAGGAGTAGATCATCGCCTTGCCGAAGCGCGTCAGCTTGTCGGCCTGCTGGCGATACTTCTCGCGGGCGCGGGCAGGCCGCACGTGCACGGACACGTCCGGCGGCACCAGGCTGTCGATGGCCGCGTCGGCATCCGACGGCGCGCTGCCCGTCTTGACCGCCAGGCGGCCGCCAGGGCTCTCGACGTCGAACGCCTGGAAGTACAGGTCGGCCTCGGCCTCCTGCTCCTGATCGAGATCCCCCCACTCCGCCTGCAGGTGGTCCGCCCAGTAGCGCATGTCGTTGAAGGTGGGCATCTCGTCGATGCGGAAGTCAGGCATCAGGCACTCGCAAGATAGCTATACGCGGCCAGCCTGTCTACCTCGGGCGGGCGGACGTCCTCCAGGAAGGTGCGCATGCGCGCCTGTGGCGTACCCTGCGGCGGCGTGGCCTGGTCGAGGCCCACCTGGCGCCGGTCTACCTCTTCTTCACCCGCGCTGACGATGGCTTCCAGGTAGTTGTACGAGATGGGTGCCTCCTCGTTGTCGAAGCGGTGCATCGTCCACATGTAGTAGCCCCAGGCGTCCATAGAGTGATTCATCCAGTCCTTGGGCTTCTCCTGGAAGTTGACGTTCAGGTTCCGACGTTTGTTGTACGTGTAGCTCTTGAACTCCAGGATGGTCGCCGTACAGTGGCGGTCAACCTGCACATGCGCACACGACCTGAGCCAATTGAGCGTTTCCCCCGACAGCTTGTCGTCGGCCAGCGATTCCTCGACCTGGATGAGGAGCGCGCGCTGCTCCTCGGGCGGGAGAATGTAGTCCGTATCGGGCTGCAGCCCCATTTCCGCCAGCACCAGATTGATCCGTTTGCGGTAGAAGTAGTAGAACCGTACCGGATCCCTGAGCACATTCCGGGCGAGTGGCAGCCGCTCCCAGATTTCAGGCTTCTCCGGTACGCTGTAGGCAGGGAAGCCCATCTTTTCCCAGCGGCGCATCTCCTCGGGTTGGGCGCTGTCAACGATCACATCCGTCACGTTGCGCACTTCGAAGCGTGGCATCAGCGCGTCTTCGCTGCTGATCCGTTCGGCGTCACACCAGGGGCGCTGCACAAGCTGGGGGATGATTTCCTCCGTCGATACATGCGTCTGGTAGAACTCGTCGATGATCTCGTGGTGGTCTGGATAGGTCTGGATAACGAGTACCGCATAGGGATTGGAGCCGCCGCTGGGATCAACCGCCAGAGTGATCGGCAACTCCGGATTGAACGGGCAGTCCCCTACGTGGACCTTCTCCTTGAACTCCGGAAAGACCCGATCACGAGCGCTTGCCGGGATGCCGCCGAACTGTTCGAGGAACTCGATGGGGTCCATCTCCTTCTGCGCCTGTACGAGTGCCGGGGTATGTCGCCCCTGCGGAAAAGCGAAGAAGTTGATGTCGTAGCTCGCGTCCTGGAAGAGTTCCCAACTGGCCTCAGTGCCGTGGCTGGACATCTCCGCACGCGCATCCAGGGCTTTGGTATGGAAAAAGTCGCCCTCACCTTCCCACGAGGAGATCAGTAGCGCCTGCCCGTTGCGGTCAGTCAGCGGCGGCAGAATGGCGCGCGTCCACGCCTCGGGAGTGACCTGCGCCGCTTCGTCGATGATCGCCAGGTCGATGGCCGCGCCAGCAGCGGACCAGATGTTGTCCAGCGAGATGCCTTCCAGACGCGCCCCGTTGTCGAGCACGACCAGCTTCTCCTGCACCGAGTCGCGCAGCATGCGCGTCTGCAGGCCCAGGTCGCGGATCGTCTCGATGACTTTGTCGAAGCCGCGTGATACAAGCTTCATCGTCGGCGCGGCGAGCCAGATCCAGGCGCGGGGGCGGTTGTACGCGGCAGCCACGGCCTCCATCGCCGCGTGGGTGGTCTTGCCGCCGCGCCGTCCCCAGGCCACGATGCGGAAGCGGGCGCGCGAGCGCGCCAGCGCCTGCTGGCCGATCCAGTGGCCTACGACGCCGTCCCGCTCCCACTGCGCCGTCTCGTCTTGCAGCGCGAAGTACGCGCGCAGCCGCGCGTCGGGCAGCGCCAGGCTGCCGCACTCGCGCGCCCGCGCGAACAGATCCAGCCGCGCGTCGTGGTCCTCGGGCACGTACAGCCCGTGCGGCCGATAGTTCAGTTCGCCGAAAACGCGCAGCCGCTCCTCGGGCGTGATCTGGGTGAACGGCACCAGCCGCGCGTCGGCGCGCTCCAGGAAGTCCGCCAGGAAGCCCTTCTCCTTGGAGGCGGCTTTGCCCAGGCGGGCAAACTCCAGCCCCTGCAGACCCGGGATCTCGGCGGTGGTCACAGTTTCACTCTTTCACGCTCCCTGCCGTAAGGCGGTTGTGAAACTGTGAAACAAGCTCAGCACTTGATTCGGGTGGGCGCTTTCTTGGGCGCGGGCGTCTTGTGGACGACGCTCGTGGGCTTGCCGACACGGCCACCGCTCGAATTACCCGTGCGTTTGATAGGCGGCATCAAGGACTCCTGCGTGTCTTTTTGGTCGCAAAGGGATTGTCTTTGGGGGTTTTCGCGGGCTTACCCTTTTTTGAAGGTGCTGTTTGAGCCTTGCCGCCCTCACCCTTCTTGAACGGCACGAACGGCATGGTCAGTACTTCTTGCCTTTCGAGGACGGGACACGTCCCGTACCCGCCTTGATCTGCGGCACGCAGCGCCCACTGTTGCCGCAACCCATCTTGCTACCTGCCATCAGGCTGCTCCTCTCCTGTTGAGTTCATGCATCATTGTCGATCAGTCCCGCGAGGTAAGCCAGATCATTTTCCACTGCGATGAACACCCTTGGCATGACCTTTATTGAGTGCATCATTCGAGATGGCAGCAGCGGACGACTTGCTTTTCCCTTCTCGCCGGAGAGCTTCGTACGTGGCCGGGTTCTTGATCGACTTGCCGTGCGGAAACTTCTTCGAATAGCCAGGTCCAGGCATCAGGCGGCCCTCCACCAGATGAAGATGATGGTCAGCATGAGCACGAGCAGCACCGTCGCGTAGACGGCATACGTAACCCAGGCGTGGTGTGATTGGGACACGCGCTCATGGTAGGGACGCCGCCAGCGCCGCCGACGTCGGGGCCGCCCAAGGAAGAAACGCTCACGGTCTCTCCAGCCAAACCACCTGCCACGAGCCAGCCCACGCGGCGAACTGGGCAGGCGATACATCATCCCAGATGCCCTGATATCCAGGCGCACTATTGGCCACCCATAGATTTCCGTTACGCACCCCTCGAATTGCAACGAAATGGTACCAACGCGTGCTGTTCAGGACGCCTGTTGTCTGCTCACACAGCGAGTAAGCCCGCTCCCAATTGACCCACTCTTGAAACGCGGCAACCCCATAGCTTTCAAACAGGTGCACCATGCACGTGGTATCGGCCAGACCGACGGCAGGATTGACGCACGTTGGGTAGCCGAGAGCATACGCCGTCTGCTCGCGGCTGGCGTTCGGGTCGAAACCCGTCGCCTCGATGACCCAGTTGGCCGCGCAGATCGAGCATGTCCACGAGTACACCTGCGGCGGCATGGCCAGACCGCGATTCGACTGAAACGTGTCCCACCACGTCGGCTGCGGCGCGGGCGGCTGCAGCAGACGCGGCGGAGCGAACAACGCCGCTGGGCTAGGCAACGCTGGCCCCGCTGCGCGGATCCCAGGCAATCACCGCGCCGGACGAGAACGCCATCTGCTTGCCGCCCGTGTCCGGGTCGTCAAGCTCGTCTGAGACCGGCACGCCGATGTACGTGCCGTACGACTTCAACTCCAGCCATTTCCGGCAGATGGCCGTATCCGGATTGAAGACCAGCCCGTCCACGACCGAACTCCAGGCAGCCTGGTTGCCGACGTCGCTCATGCCGCCATCTCCAACTGCAGCGGCAGCGTATTGTCCAGCGGCAGCGACAGCGGCACGCCCTGCGCGGTGGTAAACGTGAGTGCCACGGCGGTGTACAGGCCCGACTGCGGGATGCCTTTCACGTTGGGGTCGTTGATCTGCGCGATGACGTCCACGAAGTACTGGGTGTTGGGCAGCAGGCCCGTGATCAGCACCGCGTCGGCCTGGCCGCCGTTGACGGCCCTGCCCAGCGTGCGGCCCAGGTAACCGTTGGCCTGCCTGCCGAACGCCGCGCTCCACACCCCGTCCAGGGCGAGCGTGCAGTTGATCTGCGCGCTGGTCGCGGTCACGCCCGTGACGGTAAACGTGGTGAACATGTTGGCGTTGACCAGCGGCCCGTAGTTCGACCACAGCATCGAGCGCCAGCCGTAGATGAAGTACCACGGCGGCACGTTGCTCGGGTTGGCCAGCGTCCGCGTCAGGATCGGGCTGGCGGGTCCCGAGTACGTGTTATGAAGCTGGGTGCCGGCAGCGTCCTTGGCGTTGGCCAGGTAGTAGCCGTACTGCGTCCTGGCCGTCAGACCGGGCACCGTAACCGTGTTCGCGCCGAGCGCGCCGACGGTCTTGGTGAACACGGTGTTCGCGTCCACGTACGTGGCCCACAGTGTGGTGAACGCCACCGGGTAGTACGGCCCGCTTCGGTCCGACTCCAGGAAGCTGAACGCCAGCGAGGTCGGCGCGGCGACCACGCTGACGTTGTAGATACTCACGTCACGTCCCCTTGGGGTTCCACTGGCTCCAGGTGTACTGGTTCCACGAGCCAGCGCTTGTACCTGTGCCGCCGCCAGCGGGGGCGGGCGGCGCGCCGCCGAAGGCAAAGAACTTGACAGGCGTGGCGGTGCCCTTGCCCGTCGTGCGCGAGCCCGCCAGACGCACGCTGCCGATATACGGCCGCAGCGTCAAGCCTGACGTGTCCGTGACGTCCGACCGAATGCGGAAGCCGATGAACTGGCCCGCGTTGCGCGCGTCGGAGAACGTCACCGTGAAGGTGTGCTTGAGCAGCGCGCCCGAGTCGGTGACGGTGCCGTTGTTGGACGGAGCGCTGCTGAGGCGTCCGTCCTGCGGGTAGTAGTCCATCGACAGGATGCACGCCTGGTCTGTCTCACACGTGACGGTGAAGCCGTTACCCGAGGCCGTGCTGGAGAAGTTGACGTTGTTGAGCGTGAGGTACGGGATGCCGTAGGCCGTGCCCGCTGCTGGCGCGGGCATCAGGCGCTCGGCTCCTCGGCGGCGGGCTCCTCGACGGGCGTGGCCTCGTTCGCGTCCTCGCTGGGCTCCACAGCAGGCTCAGGTGGGCGGATGTTCGGGCGATTCGGCACCACGTCGCTGGGGCCGGTGCTCTCGGGCACGGTGTGCGCCATGCGCTGCACCTGCTCGGCCAGGCTCTCGGGCTCGGGCGGGGCGGCAATCGGGGCCGGCGGCGGCGGCTCCGCTTCCACACCGCCCTCCGGGACTTCTGGATCGGTTGGCGGGACGGTCGGCTCCTCGGTCGTGTCGGTCACTAGCGGGTCCCCTTTCAGGGTGAAATAGTACGACCTCAAAACATGCCCACGATGCGGTTGATAAACGTCAGGTCCACCGCGTCGAGCGCCGTGTCAAGCTGGATGATGGCCGACTTCAGGTCGGTCTCCTGATCGGCCGTAAAGTAGTACGGCGCCGCTTTCAGGTCCGTCGCCGCGAAGAAGGACGCGTCCTGGTTGATCGTCGCCTTCGACGCCAGGAACGCCTTCAGGTGCAGCCCAGTGAGCGCGTTTACCTCTTCGGCGGTCCTGGGCTGGGTGCCAATCGTCGCGGGCGGTTGGGGAGGAATGGTCACACGGCGGATCCTTTCAGCAGCGTTGCTCCGTCACGTAGATAGTTGAGTTGATGCCGTTGTCAATCGACAGGGTGCCGGTCGAGTTGTTGATCATCCAGACCGCCACCGTGTGACTACCTGCGGGAAGGGTCGTGTAATACACCCCGCTGTAGGGGATGGAGGCAGTTGCGAGCGCCTGAGTTGTTTCCAGCAGGCCAATGCTGACTGTCCCGTCGAAGCCAAGACCGAGCTGACACGTGGCATTCGCCGCCGAGTGCTTCCAGCACGTGGAGTATTCGATCCGCAGCAGCGCCCCGGTCGAGGTGATGGTCGCCTTGATCGGCGTCTCGGTCCATGTGTTGACCGTTGAGATCGAGAACGTGGGGGCGCCCACGTATTGGCCCATCGCCTGCTGCGCGGTACCGGCTGGCAGCGTCACCTTGCCGCTCGCGGCGTCGAGCAAGACCCGTTGAGTCCACGTAATCGGGTTCGCGCCGGCTGGGGCATTTTGAAGCGACAAGGTCGTCGGCCCAGCGACCATGAGCGTCGCCGGATTGCCCGTGTTGTAGCGCTGCCAGTTGGTGCCATCGAAGTAGGCATTGCCAGCGACGGCAGTCCCAGCCGCGCCAGTCACCCAGGTCGAAGACTGCGAGTCGATGCTCAATGAGGTGCCCACCGCTTTGATCGTCGGTTGGCCCGGTGGTAACCCACCGACGCTCGTGGTCCCGAAGATCGTCAGGACACCGTTGCTGAGACGCAAACCGCTCAAGAAGTCGGTGCCGCCAGCGTTCAACTGACTAATCGAAAACGTATTGGCAACGATCAACTCATTGTTGCCGTTGAAGCTGCCGCCGGTGATGGCGCTGACGTCCACACCCAGGGAGATCGACTGGTTCGTACCGATCTGGATGGCGCCGTACGTGGTGCCGCTGGCGTAGCCAAACTCGGTCTTGCGGATCAGGTTCTGCGCCGCGACGCCGCCCGCCTGGGCGCCGCCGATAAGCCACTGCTTGTCGGCCAGCGTGAGCGAACCGCTGATTGTCTCGGACCCACCGATCGTGGCAGCACCGGCCAGGTACAGGTTGCGCGGCCGGTTCGCGCCGCTGGCACCGATGTCGTAGGCGTTGTCAGTACCTGCCTTGAGACCCGCCGCATCGAACCACCACGACGCACTGCCGGGCGCGAAGACCACCGCGTTGTTGGCGTAGAGCGTCATGTTCGCCGTGGCAGCGGTGAGGTTGGACGCCAGGAAGATGTTGCCCGCCAGGTACAGGTTCCGGGGGCGGTTGGCACCGCTCGCGCCGATGTCGTAGGTGTTGTCGGTGTTCCAGTCCAGTGGGCCGTCGAACCGCGTCGAGCCCGCGTTGAAGAGTCCAATGTTGAGTGTGGACGCGCCTGACTGCGCGGCGATGTAGACGCCATACACGCTGGTGCGGCTCGCGCCGCCCTGATTGGCGACGTTGATGCCGTACACCGTGGTCGCGGTGGAGCCCGCGCCGATACTGGGCGCGGCAACCTGGATGGCGTAGCCGGTCGCCATGGTGTAGACGACGCCCGCCGTTCGCAGGAAGACGTAGATCGCCGACCCGGACGCGGTCGCGGCCGACGAGAAAATAGGCGAGCTATACGTGCCGTATTGATTGGCGGTGGCGAGCGTCGTCGGCACGACGTACAGCGCGATGTGCGTCTGCGGCGCGCCGCCCACACTGGTAGTGCCCGTCAACGTGGAGGTGCCCGCGACGGCCAGGTTGCGGCCCAGCCACAGATCGCGCGGACGTGTCGCGCCGCTCTGGCCAATGTCATACGTGTTGTCGGCAGGCGTGACCAGATGGCCCGCCGCGCTGATCGCCCAGCGCAGCAGACCGGCGGTCGAGAAGCCGATGGTGTCCGCGCCGTTGCGGAAGATGCCCGTGGTCTGCGAGTTGACGAAGCTGTAGCTGGGCGCCGAGAACGTGCCGTCGGGGGCGTACAGCGGCCACGTCACACCCCCACCGGGCGTCGTCCACACCAGGTTGTAATTGGTAGCGTCAACTTTCGAGAGCACCTGGCCGGCGGTGCCGCCCGTGGGCACCGCGCCTGGGCCAACAAAACTTGTGCCCGCGTACACGTTGCGCGGGCGATTGGCGGCAGCGGCACCGATGTCGTACGTGTTGTCTGTCTGCGCCACGAAATGGCCGGCAGGCTGCAGCCACCAGCGCCGCGTTTGACCTGCGCCCAGGTACAGATCGTAGACCGGATCGAGGAACAGGGTGCTGCTGGTACCGATGGTGTCCCACTGGATCTGCATGTCCGGCGCGGTGGGATTACCCAGCACCAGGTCGCTCTCGGCGAAGATGCGGTACGGATGCAGCCCGCCGGTGTTGTCGCCGATGTTCCACGTGGCAGACGGAGAGAACGTCAGGTTCTGCGTCAGCGGCAGCGTCAGCCCGCCGCCCGTCGCGTTCTGCCAGGCCACGGCGTAGTCGCCCGCACTCGTCTTGGTCAGGACCTGCCCCACAGCACCGCCCGGCGGCACGCTGCCGTTGCCGATGAACGCGGCGGGCGAGTTGACAGTGACGTTGCCCGTGAACGTGGCGCCCGGCAGCGTGGGTCCCACACCGCCGATCAGGAACGTCTCCAGCGCCATGATGGCGTCCGGTGTCTGCGGGTGGGGATGGTTGCGAATCTTGTCCACCTGCCCCGGAAAGAAGCTGCCGGGATAGATGTCATAGCCACCGTCGGTGCGTACCTGCACGGCGGGCGCGGGGATGGAGATGTAGATCGGCTCCAGGTCAGGCTGCGCCTCGACCAGCCGCAGATGGGCGAACAGCGGCGGCAGCGGGGTCGAGTCGGTGCTGACCAGTTGCAGCGTCACACGATGCCGACCCAGGCGCCCGCGCTGCGAATGTAGATGCGCTGCAAGCTCGTGCCAGGCGTGCCCGAGCGGAAGTAGTAGTCGCCGTCGGCCCCCAGCGCCGCGCTGGGTGCACCCGTGCCGCCGTAGATGCCGTTCGGCGAGGCGGTGGTGCCATCGCCTGGCCGCAGGCGGCCCGTGGCGATCAACTGGTTGCCGAGCACGTTGCCGCCCGCTGAGACCTGCGCGCCCGCCGTGACGGTGCCCGAGACGTTCAGCGAGACCACGTTCAGGGAGCCCAACCCCGAACCCGCTGGCGGGTTGGGCAGCAGCGCCGTCTGCAGCGCCGAGATCGCGTCGGGGATCTCCCCGTGCATCTGGTTGGTGATGTTATCCACACCGTTGGGGAAGACCGAGTTGGGGAACGCGGGGTTGTTAGCGGGAATGACGGGACCAGGCATCAGGTGGGATATGTCCTTCCGTCGGTGTCGATGCGGGTCATTTCTTTTTGCCCATGCCAAACCTGGCCTTGACTTTGGCGCGCACGGTGGCTTTCTCAGCCGGAGTCCCGTGCTGTGCCACACGCGCCAGGGCATTCTGAGCGTGGCTCCTGTCCGGGATCGGATAGCTGCCGCTCCCCTTGCCAGATTTGCCAGAGCCTTTTCCGGGTAAAGCGAAACTGCTGGACGGCAGCTTTTGCCGACTGGCGCTGCTGAGTTTGGCCATCACTTTGCCTTGCGGACGGGGACGCCGCGTTTTCGGTCAAGAGCGTTGTCTTTCTTCGAGCCTGGCTTGATGCCCGCCTGCTTATCCAGGGCGGCGTCTCTGGAGGCGCTCATGCCCGCGCCCACACGCGGTCGGGTGCTGGTGCCCGCGCCTTTGGGCTGGCCGTAGTTGGACATGTGGCCCGCGCCTGGCCTGGCTTGCTGGCCGACGCCCAGCGGCGCGCTGGGCCCGCTGAGCGGCGGCGCGTTGGGGCTGAAGGAGATCGCGCTGGGCACCGCGCGCGGCCCAGGCAGACGCGGCGGCGGCGCCTCCAGGCTGGCGCCGCCAGGCAGCAGCATGTCGGCGGGGTTGCCGCCGAAGCTGGGCTTGGGCCTGGCAGCGGTCGGCTTGCGCGGGGGCGCTTTGGCCCTGGCTCTGGGGGCCGCCTTCGCCTTCGGCGGTCGGGCTCTAGGGGGAAATGCCATGGGTCCTCCTCAGGCAGCTTCAGTCGGGCCTACGGCCCTATCGAACCTGCTCACGCGGCTTCAATGGCTTTGCGGACGTCGCCGACGATCTCGCGCCACAACTGCGGGTTGATGGCCGAGATGCGGTGCTCGATGATCAGCATGACCGCGCTGACGGTGTCCTGGGTCTGCTTGCTCAGGCTCTCGGTCTTCTGCGCCTCGGTGTACTTCTGCAACTGGTTCACGTACGCCAGGTGCGTCTTGTGCAGCCCCTCGAACTCGGCGGGGTCCACATCCCGCCCGCTGCGCTCGATGATCTTCAGCTTGGTGTCGATGGCTGCCATGCGCTCGATCAGCATGCGGTACTGCGGCCCCAGGTCGCCGTACTCCGCCAGCAGCGCCGCGCGCGCGTCCGTGTAC